GAAAACCAGCCATATTGTACAAGGCCAGCAATAATACCATGATGATTACTGCCAAAATAAAAGACCTTACAGATGATAGAATAGCGCGTTCTAATATGGACAAGGATGAAAACGGGGATATTATTATCTACAAATTAGAAAATGTTTTATTGCAAAAATGGAATCATATTCTCATTAATTACAACGGAGGTATTTTAGATATATTTTATAACGGACAACTTGTGAAATCCGCCAAAAATATTGTCCCATACATGGAACTTGATGCGATGACAATTGGCTCAACAAATGGCATAAATGGAGCAATATGTAATGTTGTATATTATAACCATGTATTAGATTCAAATAGTATATTAGCATTGTATAATTCAGTCAAGGATAAAACGCCGCCAACTATGTCGTTTGCAGAATCAAATGCTGACCTTATCAGTAAAAACGTCCAATAGAATATAATTCTATAATAAATATTTTTTTATGAATATATATATTATATATGGAGTGGCAATCAATTTTATGGATACTTGTAATACTAGTTTTATTATATGTTATATTTAGTTACATTACAAAAGAGGGTGATATGTTGAATTCCCAAATTACTGCTGGTAATGTTATGACAATGATTAATCCAAGTAGTTCGGGTGCGAATAATATGAACTCTAGCAATTTCACTTACTCTATGTGGTTCTATATTAACGATTGGAATTATCGTTATGGCGAACAAAAGATCATTCTAGGTAGGTCTGGTTCGGCCATCGCGGCAGAACCCATGACAAGCGGCACTGGCACTGGCGCCAATACAACTGCAACTAACACTAATATGAATAATCCGCAAGACTTGTCTAGCTTACAACCTTGTCCGTTTGTAGTGCTTGGTGGCAAGGAAAATAACTTGACTATTGCGGTTACATGCTATACCAACGCGTCCACTAATTCTCAAGGAATGGTTCATTATTTAGAGATAGTGAATATTCCTATCCAAAAGTGGGTAAACTTGTTCTTTAGTGTATATGGACGAACTATTGACGTGTATATAGATGGCAAACTTGTTCGTACTGGTATTCTCCCGGGAACTGCAAAAATAACACCCACCGCAAATATTTATTTAACTCCAAATGGAGGCTTTAATGGCTGGACTAGCAAATTACAATATTGGAACACATCGTCAAACCCACAAATGGCGTGGGATACTTATATGGCTGGGTATGGCGCTGGATTGTTTTCTAACTTGTTTGGTAAATATAAAGTCAAAGTAGCATTATTAACAGATAATCAAGAAAAGGCGCAATTTACATTATAAAATTAGATTTCCATAAAATATCTAATTGTATATATATATAGATTATGGATATGTTCAGTGGTGATAACTCAAATTATAATAAATTTTCAATTAGTGCTTCTCCCTATGCTACCAAAGATTTTTTAGAATCAAATAGTTTAGTTGCGCAAGTTGCATTCTTATTATTAACCTTTTTTGTATTTGTTATTCTCCTACGTTTAGGAATTAGTTTGCTTAGTTGGATGCTTGGTCCAGATAATTCGCCCCATTTTATTGATGGAATGCAAGAAGGCAAGCAATTAAAAGTATTTAGCCAAAACCCCTCAGTCAAAGGTTCTAAAACAATTGGGCGTTCGCAAAACGAAGAGCAAGGTATTGAATTTACTTGGTCAACTTGGATCTATATAGATGATTTAACATACAACTCTGGCATTTATAAGCATATTTTCCACAAGGGCGACGATCCATCGCATATTGCACAAAATGGAAAGGTTTTCCCCAATAATGCACCCGGATTGTACATAGCTCCCAACACAAATGCTCTTGCAATTATTATGAATACTTACAATGATATGAATCAAGAGATCACTATACCAGATATTCCATTAAACAAGTGGGTGAATGTGGTTATTCGATGCAAAAATACGACGATGGACGTTTATATTAACGGAGTCATCACCCAAAGTGTTGTGTTGGCGGGCGTGCCTAAACAAAATTATGGGGACGTGTGGCTTTGCGCGAACGGAGGGTTTTCTGGATATGTGTCTAATTTGTGGTATTTTAATTACGCCTTGAATGCATCCAAGATTTTAGCCCTTTTTAACCAAGGACCGAATCGTAAGATGTTGGATAGTTCTTCCAGTGACTTGGAAATGAAAAAGCCCGATTACTTGTCTCTACGTTGGTACTTTTTCGGCAACCAAGACATGTTCAACCCGTAATTATTGAGTGCGTTTTAATATTTTGTATTGTTTTATCATATTTTTATTCACGTGTGGAGGTTTAAACCGCCGATAAATACGTTATTTATTAACAAACAATATATATCATGAATATAATGAATACATACAATACAAAATATGGTTTAATTACTTTGTATAAAAATGAACTTTGTATAGGCAATAGCTTTAAAAATGGAGGTTATTGGGACATTAATACATTAATGAAAGTGCGTGAATATATACCTCTGAATCGTAATATGTTAGAAATAGGAGGACATTGTGGCAGTTCAAGTATTGTTTATTCTTCTTTTTTAAATAAGGAGAACAAAATATATGTGTATGAACCACAGCGCAACCTGTATAATTTATTGGTTCAAAATATAAATCAAAATAATTTGCAAAATAAAATCATACCTAATAATTTAGGCGTATTTTGCTATGAAGGAGATGGAAAAATGAATGATATTGATTTAGATGGTGGTGGTGGTGTAGTACTAAAAAGATATAACGAAGAAAATAATTTATCTTGTAATTTTGGTGGTATTGGATTAGGTAAAGCGGGTGAAGATATTAAATTAACAACTATAGATAATATGAATTTAGATGATATTGGTTATATACATTGTGATGCCCAAGGTTCTGAAAATTTTATATTTTCAAAAGGAATCCAAACTATAACAAGGTGTAGGCCTGTTATATTATACGAAAATTATGAATTTTATGGCAGATATTTATATAATAATGTTTGTAAATCATATCCGAATTATAATGAAGAAAGTAAATTTGATATTAAAAAATATTGTATGGAAACATTAAATTATTCAAAAATTATTGATAGATTTAATGGTGGAATTGATACACTTTTAATTCCATAAATCATATACACGCTTGAAGATTTAAATGTCCAAGAGTATAAATAAAAATAATAAATTACATATAAGTACGGATAAAATTATGAAAATATAATAATTTTATCTCTAAAAATAGGCGTTTGAAATTATACAAATATGATTTTATCTTGGTTGTTGGTGCAAAGAAAATAAACTAGTATATATAATGGCATGCTTTGCATTTAACGGCCTTCCTCCAAACCCACCACGTGTTTGGAGTCGTGTCCAAGGAGTTTGTTCAACATTACCGGTAGATACAATAACTCCAGTAGAGGCAGATGTAATTGCCATGGCAAGTAAGGGCAATATTCTTCAATATAAAAATAATAGTAGCAATATCACCAAACAACAGCGTTATTCGCAAATTGCTAAAGGGCAATGGACCAATCGTAATACAACATGGGGATCGCAAACTATAACAACCACGATGCCAAACACGCAAAGTTTAAAGCGAGTAAACTACAAGACTATTTATTTAGATAATGGAGCACCTGCCGCCGGGTTGCCTATTACGTGTCCAACTCCCGTAGAACCAACGATTCCTCGTACGTTGCCTACGAATCCAAATGTAAGAAATACTTCAATTGAATTGCGCGATGTCCAATTAGGTATCACGCCATACAACAACCGATGTCCTGTGTATGTAACTCCTCCTGGTCCGCCTATATATATAATTCCAGACCCATCTCCTGAAGTACCTAAAAAACCAATTGATCCTATCATTCTTCCAGTATTACCGGTTATTAAACCTCCACCAAATCCACCTGCACGTGTGGTTATTCCAGACGGCGGCAATTTGATTTGTAATATAACAGAAAACATTTGTACTGGGGAAATTTTATCTATTACACAAGCAGATAATAATTGTAATCCCAGTTCAGCCTCTGATGTGCCTGGTCCTGTAATACCTTTATGTTATAATAACGGGTTGCCGACATATTATCCTAGACAACGATATATCATGACAAATAGCGGGAATAAATTTCCAGTGGGCTACAAATGTTTAGGCTCGCAGGCTGGGATTGACACAAACATCTTGTGTAGGAAATATATTGCCTGACATACACGTATCTGCCTCACCGACTTGACTGCAGCTACGATATCCCTGTTCGCTTCCAATATAACACCAACCCGCCTTGCCTTGTTGAGTGCTGTCGTAGGAATCATTCGCAACGTATTCTTGCTTGGATAACTCCTGATGTTTCGATATATTCAACGCACGATTCAGTGCAGTGTTTTGTGCGTTATCAGGTGCGTTCTGATTATGAGCGGCTGATTCTGGACTCATTTTTGATACGGAAGCAGTCTTGGGTTTTGCATTTTCTGCTGAGATTGGTTTGCTTCCGCCGTCCTGTTTCTCGGTGTCCTCGCCAACGGCGTCGCTATCATTTCCATTTTCAGATTGGATATCGGTATCATCAGGTGTTATGCTGGTAGGACCATAATTAAAGAACGACATTATATATGCCCAAAACGGCGAGAGAACATCATTTGTGGTTTCTGCGCCTTTTGCTAAATAATTGAAAATATTGAAGCCTAGATATGCCAATAATAGAATAATAAATATCCACACCCACCACGAAGAAAACAGGCCTTCGCCGCCTGAATCGGAATCTACGCTTGGGGTATTTGTTAGTAATTCGGGAAATGAATCATTGTTCGGTGAGGGCAACATTATAAATAAAATGCATATATTAAATTTTGATTATATATGTATTTTCATTAATATCTATTTTGATAGTCTCAAGCCTTTATTTGAAAGTGAACAAGTAAAGGAATTGGTTTAAATCTGCTAAAATCTCATCGCGAATATTAAATAAATCACTATTCGTCATTCCTCCCGCTCCAAGCGCCTTGTTATTGCTCAAATTGACTAAATAACTCTTGTATGAATCAATTTCTCTCTTGAACTCTTGCGGGCTATTCATATCTTTCACTGGTATATTCTTTGTCCGTAGTTTGATGCGGTTTTGTGCTTTGCCAAGTAGAACCTCTACGAACTTGTCAATGTTAGCACCTAGGCTAGCATACAATTCATCCGTTGCCTTGTGCGTCGCATAGCTGTATGTTTTCCAATGATACACTTTAATAGTATTTAACATTTCTAAAAATTTACACACTATGTCGCTCTCAAACGCGGCTAATGAAGATGCGGGCGCGGCTTTTCCACCACGACTGCGTGTGCGTCTTCCACGTTGGTTAGAACGTTTTCCTATTGTTCGTTGTTTCATGTTATATATTATAGAAATAAAATATATAATGAAAATTTTATTTTATGGAAATTGTCAAGTCGAAGCTATATGTAAGACATTAAATTTAAATTCAAATAAATATGAAACACGTCTTATAAAATGTTACGAGGACAATATCATACAACAATCTTTTACCGATACATTAAAAAAAATGGATATCATTATTACTCAACCTATAAGCGATAATTATTTAGGTAAAGAATATTTATCTACGAGTTATATACTTCGTAATTGTAATCCAGATTGCAAAGTAATCATATTACCTAGCTACCATTTTAATTTTTATTATTTTGATTGTATTTATAATCGTAAAATAGCTGGGCCATCCGATTATCATTATGCTAACATGATTGAATGTTATAAACAAGGAAAATCGGTTGATGATTACATTGAGCATTATGTGAGCAATCCTCATTTCAAAAGTAAAGAAGAATTAGTAAAGATGGCAGATGAATGTATAAAAGAATTAGATGAGAGATATAGCGATTCTCAAAAGTATAAAACAATGCATGCAAATGTAGTGACGATGACTATATGTAAATTTATCCAGGAAAATTATAAACGCACTTTATTGTTTCATACGATTAATCACCCGACTAAAGAGTTATTTCATCATGTATGTCATGAAATATTAAATGTATTGCATATAGAAAATACGATGGATTATTGGAGCGATTTTTTAGCTCATACTATACGATGTATAATGTATAAATGTATGGAACAAGTACTCGATTTTGGACCTCCTGCCCCATTAATTGATTATAACAACGCGTATCATCATGATGCCAAAGGAGTAGCTCAATTTTACTACAACAGGTACGCGCAATTGGATAAAAGTTGTTTCGACTAATCTAAAGACGCGGAATAAACGTCTCGGCAAAATCGTTCATTTTCTCCAATTTTTCAATCGTCTTTTCTAGATTACTTTGATTTACATTATGAAACAAATAATCCGTCGCAGGGCGATGCTCATTCTTTTTAATTTGCTTATAAACCAAATTTATCTTGCTTACCACAAGCGAAACCTTCTCCTTTGCGGTATCCTTAATCAACTCATTGTTCATCTTGGGATTTTCAACCAACAATGAAACAATTAAATACATGATAAACTTGCGTTTTTTATAAGTGCCTGCTGAAAATTTCAATGTAAACAATGTCATAAGGCTGTTAATTATTTTCTTAATGAGCGGATTTTTTCTATTTTCGGCCTCTTTCATAAAAATATCCCATATGAGCCAAACTATGTCTAGTTGATCCTTGCTCTCGACTGGCGCCCAACTTCTACGCTCGCATATGCATTTTTCGTGTTTGCTTTTACAGACATTCTTAAATTCCATTATCCATTCAAGCCAATAGCATGCATGAATCGTATTTCGCCCCTCTTTAGATAAATTATATGACAATTCATTAACTGCAATATATAATTCTTTCGGGTCTTCTGGTTGAAATACGTTCTGCGCGTATAAAACATTTGGCGCCTTTAGCTTATCGGTGAGATGCGTCATGTCAAAATCCTCTTGGTTTATTTTTATTTCTTCAAATGAATGTTTTCTCTCTACTTCGCACAATATACAAATGACTTCACACAATAATTTTCTCAGTTTTTCATTATTTCTCATGTTGATTTCCTTGCCATTATAACCTCCCGAAATTATATCTTTAAAGTTTTTTATTCGCATTTCCAAGTAGATGGCCAATTTTGGGCTTCCTAGATGGATGTGTTTGCTATAAAAAAAAAATATGATTTCCCACAAGTCTGCAAAATGGCCCGCGCATATTAATTCTGCACTCCAATAACAAGAGGGTTCCAATTTTGAATTAGTTAAACTATTTAGTAATTCTTTTCTTACTTCTGATTTTTTAAATTCTGAAAACGTAATGCCTTTAAAATCTCTCTGTTCGCGTATATCATTTATTTCAGAATCCGTATTCATTAAATATAATTCATACAAAAAAAATATGACTATAACATATATATGAAAGAACAATCTATAGCATCCATCTTTAATGATTTGTCTGGGTGGGCAATTATTTTAATATTAGTATTGATATTATTGTTTGTAGTCACCGCATTTAACATGATAACAAATAAAAATAAATACTCCAGCAACCAAGAAGGTTTTGTACAAAAGGATGTTTTTACCTTGAAGGAAGGGCCTGATATTTACGACGATTTTTATGTAAGCATATATGATCAGCTAGTATTCAATCAAGCAAAGGATAATTATGAAATTGGCGAAATCGTAAATGCAACAAAACCGACAAGCGAAAGTATTGTGTTGGATATTGGTAGCGGGACAGGTCATCACGTTGCATTACTGGAAGCTCAGGGTATAAAAACGACTGGTGTGGATTCTTCTGCCGCCATGGTGAAAAAGGCGGAAGAAAATTATCCCCAATATAAATTTGTTGAAGGGAATGTGATGGACTCCTCCTTGTTTATGCCAGGTTCATACACTCATATTCTTTGTTTGTACTTTAGCATATATTATTTCAAAGACAAGATGGCCTTTTTTAATAATACTATGAAATGGCTCATGCCAGGAGGATTTTTAGTTGTGCATCTTGTTGAGAGAGACAAGTTTGACCCGATTCTTCCGCCTGCAAACCCGCTGTTTTTAGTATCGCCGCAAAGATATGCAAAGGAACGCATCACACAATCCAAAGTCATGTTTAATAATATGGAGTATGTAGCCAATTTCAATTTGGATCCAGATAAAAATGTCGCCACATTTACGGAAAAATTCAAGGAAAAGGATGGCGACAAGACCCGCAAAAATCAACATAAATTTTACATGGAACCGCACAAAGCAATTATAGTAATGGCACAAGAAGCCGGATTTATTTTGCAAGGAAAAATTGATTTATTGAAAGTTGGTTATGAATATCAATATCTGTATATATTTGCAAAACCACAATAGTATAACTATCGTTATATTAATATTTTATAAATATATACTCAATACATATATTGTCATGGATAAGAATGAATCACAAAAAAAAGAGCACCAGAGTGCATGTAATAAAACGCAAACACAAGCAATTATTGAGTGCGAAGCATTGTGTAAAGAGATATTAACATGCATACATAAGCCAGTCGCACCAGTAAAAGTCAAAAAGGAACGAGAATTATTAGAAGGGATGACAGAATATTTCATTTTCTGGAATTGAGATCCACAGAGCATTGCACATTTTCTCTCTAGAACACAGAATCATATTTGAATTCTACCATTGAATTTACCCTTGTAGAGAGAAAAGGGGAGACACATGTATACATTAATTTAATATGCCAAGTCGGGTTTTTTACGATAATTTTTTGCAAGTTGTTAGAATATTTTGATGTAATCAGCTTTGCGATTCCAATACCTGTGTTGATTTCCAGCGCGTGTTTCATTCCAAATCCATCGCTATCAAAAATCCATGTCCATGGCTTGTCGCCATTAGAATTCAACATATTGTCATAATGAGCAAGAATGCCTTCTTTGTCGGTATATTTGGTTGCGTCTGCTGGTTTGGTGTAGAACACAGAAACGCCACCGAGTTCGCATAGTTTGGAAAAGGAGTGGCTCGTCGAATCTTCATGACATGTTTTACAAATGTGTTCCATATTCATAATGATATATATGGAACACATTTAAAATACTAATTTTAATCTAAATATATTTTTATAATCATCTATTAGATGTACGATTACATACACGAATATTACACATATATCATATTAGGGATACTATTATTAGTATTACTTGTATATATATACATTCGTCTCTCTTATGGCTTTTGGTATTACCAGCCAGTATTTCATGTATATGATTTTTATTATTACATATTTCCGTGCGGAATCATTAACAAGGAGCTACCGGAGAAAAACCGATATACCAATCTAACAAACATAGAGACCTTGTTTTATAATCACGTTGATGGGACGCCCAAGCTGACACAATTTGTCAATTTTATTCAGGTGCATTTTTTACGAAATGGCGACAATGTTTATTTGCCCAAGAAAAAGAATATTGTTCCCTATTTTCATGGCCATAATCATCCGTCGTTCTTTACCTTTTACAATGAAAAGCATTTGATTCAAGACGTGAAAACAAATGAATTGATTCCCAACGATAAAATCATCGGTGTCATGACGGCAAGACCATTACATATAAGAATTCTAAATGACAGCAAAGAAGCAGTATTTTATGCATATTATGTTGATTATTTGTGTGTAGATAAAGCGTACCGAAAAAAAGGCACTGCTCCACAAGTCATTCAAACGCACTACTATAATCAACGACACATGAATAAAAAACTACACGTCGATCTGTTCAAGAGAGAAGGCGACTTGACAGGAATCGTGCCGATGTGTGTTTACACTACCTATGGTTTTTTTATTGGTAATTGGACGAAACCAGACCCAATGCCACCGCAATATTCTCTCGTAGAATGCAATAAACAAAACATTCGATTTCTCTTGGATTTTCTAAAAGCAAATATGCGACGATATTTTGACATAAGCATAACCCCTGAACTTTCCAATATTTTAGAATTGATAAAAACCGAAAATTATTATATTTATTTCTTGATGGATAGCAGTGACGATGACGGGGGAAATCATATTGAGATGGCCTATGTATTCAAGAAAACGTGTGTAACGATTGACGGGCACGATTGCATTAGTTGCATTGCTAGTATATGCACAACGGATGACACGGCGCGGTTCATACAAGGCTTTGGATTGGCGCTTCACGCTATAAAACCTAAATACAATTATTTACTTGTAGAAGAAATCTCTCACAATAAGAAAATACTAGATGAGATAAAAAGGTCGGCGCCTCCGAATTTCTCATCATCTACTGCGTATTTTTTCTATAATTTTGCGTATAGTGTATTTAAGCCTGATCGTGTCTTGATTCTGGGTACATAAGCACTATTTTTACTGCATATTGCATTTGCATGTTGCATATTATTATTCATAGTATGCGACATGTTTATTAGCGTTTATATTTACCGATTCTAGAAAAGGAATCGGCCATAAAAATAATGAATATTCCTAAAAAGGAATACAATATAACTTCTTCCGTTACAGATCCAGTTCTCTCGTCTTGGTTCTCTTCAAGCAAATGTATCATGTAATTTATTTTCTCAATCAACACGTTGTTGTCAGGTGCGCCTGCTCCATACGCTGGTGCAGGATATTGATTATAGTATTGCTTATTTATTCGCTCATTCTCGAGTTGTTGTTTTGGATAATTTGGAACAAACTTCTTATAGTATTCTTCGTTGGTAATTTTACTCCCATAATTTGTACTAAAGTTATTCAAGTCTAATCTCTCGTTGTTGTATTCTTCTGCTGGAGCCGGCGTTCTACCTAAAGTTTGGGGCGATGTCGTATCTGATGTAGGTATAACTGGTGAGGGTTTAGCATCCGTCGTCCTTTGGACCCCAGACGAAATTGGAGGACTCGGTGGATTGAAATCTCCTAGACTATTTGAATCATCGCCCCCTTCGGATGAGTTGTTATGAATCGATTGCAAAACATTGTTTATTTTATCCGTATCTATTAATTGATCCGGAAACCTTTTTTGTGTTCTGTTATGTGATGTAGTTCTTTTATTATTAATGGCGGAATTTGAATTATTATTGTCATTATCGTTATAAGGAGCCGCACTCATTGCTAAAGACATTCTTCTTATTAAAAATTAAGATAATAAATTATCAAATCCTGCTGAAATAAAATCGGAGGTATAATTATAGATATGAAGCAAAACTATTCTATTTTTGTATCCATTGCTTTAGTTGCCGCTACCATGTTTTTTTGTGGCAAAAATGTCGATTTCTTATTATATACATTACTTGGTAGAATTATTATAGTATTAGCCATTATCGGCCTTACCATATTTAATAAGTATGTTGGTATCATAGCTACCATATTTGTCACTACATTGTATAATATTAGCGATTATAAAGAAGGATTTACTGATGATAATGGAATAGATGTCGAAAATCCCGATCCATATCAAACAGAACAGCCTTATGGTGCGGAAGCTTTTAGTAGTCCTGCCGAAGTTGCACAAGAAGAAGACGATGACGATGACGATGACGACCCCGAGAATGATGTAGAAGCAGCAGAACTGAGTACGCTAGGCCAAGGGCCGACAGGTCAATCTAATACACTTGTATGATAAAGCAACTCTTGGGTGAAGAAGTAATACAATATTTTGGGTTTGTAATAAAATATTGTATCTATATAAGAGTGATGAATAGTAAGAACAAGTATATAGTTGTATTGTTTATATTGATGATATTGATAATCATTTATTTTAGTGTATTTGCGGTTAAAGTTAGTGTGTTTGCGGTTAAAGAGGACTTTACACCAACTATACGCGGTATGTATAACCCAAAAAAGCGTGAGGTTCGCTTGTATGTCGATAAACTAAAAAAACAAGCAACTGAATATGTTGATGTTCTCCACAAAACATTTAGTTGGGCATAATAATAATCTTCGTTTATTATAATAATCAATCTCAATGGCAAAGAAATCAAATGTACCTGTACCTTCGCCCCCTAACCCCACATCGCCTACTACTGGTGGCCAACCAGACATGAACGCAGGGATACTTTCATATTTACATGACCATGTTATGTATTTAAATAATAGCAAGTTCTTCGCTGGTGTTGTCATGATTATGTTGAACATTGGTTCTAAGTTTATTTCTATTCAATTTAGCAAATCCGCAGAACAATATTTCAAATTGTCTGTTACTAAACAAATTTTAGTATTTGCAATGGCCTGGATGGGTACTCGTGATATCTATACGGCCTTGGTCATTACTGCAGTGTTTGTTGTATTATCCGACCACCTATTTAACGAAGAAAGCAAATTTTGCATAGTACCGCACAAATATCGTGTTTTAGACAAAGCGCTTGATACAAATGGCAACGGATTTGTTTCGGATGAAGAAATCAAAAACGCCGAGCGAATATTAGAAAAGGCAAAACAGGAAAAGAATGTAAAGGCTCAAAGACAAGCCTTGTATGACTTTGAATTAGAAAAGGATGATATGAATAATATAGATGGTAAATAATATGTGTATTATAACGAAAAAACTTCTTCTTAAGGTATTATAAGTATGGCACTTAATATTAATAATACAACACCGGGTCCATTGTTGGACCCATTCAAATTAGTAAAAATAACTAAAGATAATATTTCCGACTATCCAGGACTAGATGCAAAATTTATAGGATATAATCTTTTTGTGAATCAAACACGTGATATAGCCGATGAATATAAACGAGTATTAGGTGGCGACCTTGTAGATGCTACTACAAGACTCCCAAGCCCAGCAAAAATATATGAACAAGTAGAAAAAGATATTGGTCGTTCAAAAATGTATATAAACGATGTGCAGCTGCAAAACGCATTTGAATCAAATAAGGCGAAATACGATGCGTTAGAAACATCGGCAACACTTGATGAATTTCGTGAAAACTTGGCAAAAATATTTCCAGATACAAGCATACTTGACGACCAACCACAATTGGAAGCCATATATAATGACGCACTCTTCAAGAAACTTATACCTTTTATCTACTCCATATACAATCGTTTTGGAATAAAAGACAATGATAAAATACTTGAATATATGGCATTTTTGCAACAAGGGAGTGCTGGCAGTATAACCAATTTATTTTTTCAAATGTATTCCATAGAACCAAATGACGACCAATATGTTGGTCGCTTAAATACAAGTAATAATCCTCCGGAACCTGAAAAAATCAATGCGGGCGATTTTTCAGGGGAATCACTAGATGGAGCTATGAATGTCAGCGAAACTATAAAAGAAAATGCAATGAATGGCATACAGATTAATGCACAATTATTTACGAGCTATGCAAACGTGGCTGGTGATTCGTATATTTTTTTTGCGACGAATACGATAACCTATATTGCTTATCCTGCAAATAAAGTATATCTTTTGATGGACATCATATGGCGAAATGAATCTGTTCATAAAGCGTATGATTTAATTAAACAGATAGATACTAATTCTGAAATTAATCAACGCATTATGTGGTATATGTATGAATCGATATTTAAGGAATATAAGACTCCTCAAATACAGCCAATCCTAGTTAATATATTTGATTTATTATTAAAAATAACCGACCTTGAAAAACGTGCGGAAATATTTGGTAAATTAAAGTCAATTATGAATAAAATACTTGTATCAAACTCCATTTATATCTCTGGTAAATTGCAATATTTATACTCGGCATTATTTGATGCCAAGACGATTGATACAATTCTCAATGCAGAATCAATTGCGCAGATTGAAGCCAAATTAAAAGAATTTGACACTTGCGATAATGATATAGATAGCTCATGTAAGGCAAATGAAAGACTTTTACCCAATGAACCCACATTTTTCGGTAAGGTTACACAAAAGGTTTCGCAAAGGGCGACCGACGTATATCGTGGTAGAATAACTCCCCTGAACAAAGACCAAGCAATTCAAGCAGGCGATTCGGCAATTATATGGGCGAGAAAAGCATATGAATGGTCCAAACAGAATTCAATCGCGGGAGCGCAAAGCGCGCTCGAACAGATTGAAGCCATTAAATCAAAATTGGACGCGTCTGCGAAACAATATAAGGAAGACATGGCTCATGATACTTCGTTATATAAGACATATAATCCGATATATGAAGAAATCCTGGCCATTTCAAAAAGGGTGGATACCGCTTTAAATTTTGCAACTTCGGTAGTCATCATAGATACGTTAAGACAGGCGCCGGAAGGAATTGGGTCCGGTGTTAATGTGGTAAAATCCCTTGTAACCTCTACGTTAAAAAAAATACAAGGGGCGTCTGATGAGGTTGGTGGTGTTGAGGAGGAAAAAGATCCTGTAGCAGATGAGGAAGAAGAGGTTGCTGACGAGGAAGAAGAGGTTACAGATGAGGAGCCGGAAATTGATAATGGCGTTGAAGAAGAAAAAGATGCGGTAGAAGATGTTGATCTGCAATTAAACCAACTTCAACAAGTAGCACCATCAAATGACTTGGATCCAATGTGCAACAATAAACAAAAATGGGAGGAATATTATAAGGCTGTGCGACCAGATGTTAATCATGCGATAGAACCAGACAATGGTTGGCAAACAGAAGAACAATCTGCTGCATTATGCGGGCATCATGCGCTTCATAATCTGTTTCATAAAGCTTGGACAAAAACAGCATGTCCGCCAAAAAATATACGAAGTGGTGTCATACAAAATGATACATACAAAGAACACCTTGCGGCCGACGAAGCGACGCCAATCACAACATTCAAAGAATACGATGCAGCGCTAAAGGGTTTATTGGAAGAATATAATAGAACTAGTGAAATTGATTTATATAAAATATGCCGGATAAATCGTCGGTTTATACTAGTTAATGATAACGGAACTATACTTTTTAGAGTGGATGCAGATGGTTGTGAGAATTCAGGCAACTATTCGCCGGTTATTATTAGAAATGCGCTGAATATAGTAGGATATCCTACATTTGAAATAAATAACGTTGGTGATAAAAAATACACAACCGAGGAATATTGCAAATTCATTATTGACCAGTTTAAATCACGCAACAATTTGATAGGTATGATTTTACATACCCTACTGGCAGATAGAAATACGAATATCGGGCATTTTATTGAGATTCGTAAAAACAATCGCAATATAGAAGTAATAGATACATTGTATAAACCCAATGCAGGTTCTCAAGTAGAAAGTGCCAAATTAACACTCGCTTTGAATGGAGACAATGATGCCTTGGCTACTCAACTAAATGATTGGATTGGAAAAGCAGAGTATAATGAAATATATGGTATTATTGGAGTGTTCCCATTCTCTGGAAAATATATACCTGCTAGACTTGACCAGTATTCTGATCTTGGAGATTTATATCGCACATATGAAGAAACAACCGGACATGATGAGATATATACAGACGAAGTCGGTGATATATTTCTAAAATTTGGGGTTCTCTTCCCGCCCGACCAACCGACCCCCGAGACTAGGTTGTTGGGTATATGTAAAGATTATAATGCTGTAGATAGAAATTTCTCAGTAGAAACTACCGAAATAAAATACGTCCCAATATATATGGAGGATGTTGGAGTAAAAGGTGGAGGAGGTCGTTCCAAAAAACAGAGGGGTGGTGCAAATGCAGAATCATCCGTCAAGGACTTGTATGATATTGCAATGATGTTGTTGAATCTGAATGGCGAACTAATTGAAAAGAGTGAAAGCCAGCCAAGTGAAGAAAGCGAGCAATCGAATTTAACAAACACATTAACTATATTGTTGAATACTAGAATACCCGGAAAGCGTCATGTCTTATATAAACCGCAAATGACCATACCGAATATTAATAGTTCGCAGGTGTGGTTTGACCCAAGAATTAAATTAAAAAAATCGATAGTTAATAAAGCACAACCACTACCTCCGCCTGTACCGCAATCACAGACCAACTTTCAAAATAGATACCAAATGCCGAGTGGATATCAACAATACAACAATAATCCTTACTACAATTCGCAACCTCAGTATGGAGGGGCAGAGGAAGGAGAGACATCAAATGAACGTAAAGAAATATACACTCAATTTTTTAACCGAAATGAATTCAACAACTTGTTGCTACGTACCATGAATGAATCCCCACAACAAATAGTAGATTTGACAACCGCAAAAGAGGAGGGTATTACCGATAATAATATTCAAGTCACGTTGGATACGTTATTCAAATCAGACAATGTCATCTATCTTGACGGAATGCCTTATACCATTTACGCACACGACTGGATAGTTGGCGATTGGCAGATTGATACTCGTCCCAATATTTACATTAATTCTAGTACCCGGTTTCAATTGCAGGCTCCCACATATACATCATATGGCGTAATCATTCCGAAAAAATCTAATATCGCCATTTTTGAAGAACAAGCTAAAAAGGAACGCAGCAAGATTCCTATTGCACTACAAAGAGGCGACGCGTTGGAAATGAGTTCAAAAATTAACAAGGCTATTAAAAGTGTGGTTTCGCATGTTGCTCAAAATAAAAAGCCCAGATTAACTGCGGATGATATTATGAAAAAGGCATCACCATGGGAGCTTGCAAAATTGTTAGAACGACAAATGGCTAACAGAGCTTATGAGCCGTCGCTGGATGAAACGCCAAACTATGTTAATGTGGAGCCCAGCTCAGTTGCTGCTAATGCAAGGGTAGCTGAGGTAGAGAAGACAAAAGCCGCGGCAGATGCAAGAGCAAAAGCGGTTGCAGATGCAAGGGCAGAAGCCGTGGCGGAAGCAGACGCAAAGGCGATGGCTATAGCACAAGCAAAGGCCGAAGCTGAAACTGCGGAAAATGCATTGAACGATGTAAATAATGCTGCTGAAGAGGCAAAAACAACGTTGGCTACATTAAAAGAGGCCGAGGGTACGACCCCGCCGGATGATATTCTCGCGGCAGAGCAGAAAGTGGAGGAGATGGAAAAACAGGTGGAAGATGCAAAGGAAGAAGTAGATGCAAAAAAAGCAGAATTTATTGATATTGTCCAAGGTAAATTGCCCAAGGATTTATTGATGATGATGATGGAAAATTATATCGAAGATATTAAAAAAGTAGTAGAACGTAATCCTATAGAAAAACTTCGGCATAACTTTTTGTCTTCGCTAAGAGAAGCCGGTATTAAATCAATGTGGAATATAACAAGTATAAGGAATTTATTTAATCTTGATAAAGACAACAAAATTATCGATGCAAAGAATAGTATTAAACAGCAAACAATAAACCAAATAAATCAATGGCAAATGCTGACACCAGCGCAAAAGTCTGGCAATACTACACCATTCTATAACTTGTATCAAGTAATTGCCATTATTTTGAAGAACCTCCAGAATACACAAATTACTGCAAACTTCATCCAAACTCAATTGGCTCGTGCAAAAATTTCTGCAGAAACTGACCAAATAATAAAATATATTGAGCAGACATATACCATCAAACTTGTAATAATAGTTGTCCCAGACCAGAATGCTGTAAAACCCCAGAATTTTGAATTAAACCAACGAGTTAGCTTTACTATTAAACCAATAGATATTGCAACGAATAAAGCATTGCGAGTCCGCGCAAGAGAGAGCCCTACTGCTGATAAAACATGGACAGATTTTAAGAGTACTATGTATGGCGTAATAGTAAAAGAGAACCCTAATAATACTTATAATATTTTAACAGATGATTACACGATTATCGAAAATATACCATACAAAGATATAAATTTGTCAAAAAAATATATGATTTATAATCCAGTGGAGCCCCTTGAAGAAGCAAGTCCTACAAACATCAGAGATTTAAACCTATGCGCATTTCTATTATATGACCAAGCCAACAACGAGGATCCTTATAGTGTGATATATCGTAGCAAAGGACCTGGGCAAGACCAATATATATTTAAATTGAACGACTTGCCATCTTATTTATACTATATGATATTTTTGGCTTCATATAGATTCGATACCCCTGCGGACAACGAACCAATAGGTCAGTTTGTAGTAAATTCAGATAGTCTATACCCAAAAATTAAGTCATTAATGACAAATACCAGAGTAAAAGGTATGTACGATATTTATACTAATATTTTAAAAAGTAATCCATATTATGTAAAGGCGCAAGACGAGTCGGATATTAAATCCCAAATGCCGACAAAACAGCGCATTCAGTTTGGTGGCGGTCCAGAGGATGACTTGGTGCGTGCTATAGAAACAAATAACACGACTCAACTCAAACGCGAACTAAACCAAGACGCATCGCTTATCAATAAAACGGATGCCAATGGCAATACCATGTTAATGATTGCATGCCAGAATAAAAACCTCGGTATAGTCAAGACGTTGTTAGAAATGGGTGCGCAGGGAACCATTAATAAACAAAATGCAATCGGCGATACTGCGCTTCATATTGCATGCAAAAATGGATATGCGTCGATTGCCTCAGTATTAGTATTGAACGGCGCGGATCTTACCATAAAAAATGTCCTTGGCAAAACCCCAATCGAAGTGTGTGGCGACCCTGCACTGAAAGCCATATTGGAACTCCACCTGGCAAACGTGAAAAAGATGTTTGAATTTGTCAAAAACAATCGAACACAAGATTTGCGAGCGCTAATGAAAACCTTTCGTGGTGTAAATCTAGTAGATTTGACCACTGGAGATACGCCTCTGCATATAGCATGCCAGCTCGGGAACAAAGATATTGCCTTGTTATTAATACAAGCCGGCGCAAATCCTACCTTAAAAAATAAAAACGATCAGACGCCATTTGATTTGGTTGAAAATGAAACGCTCAAGACGAATTTACAGGACCAATATAATTTGACGCTTGCGTTATTTCAGGCGGTACAAAATAATTCTCTCCCCGAGGTTAAACAAATTCTAAACGCGTTGCCGCCAAATCAAGTAAGCATTCTTGTAAATTCGCGAACGAACCCTGCTTCAGCTGGAGAAGGTGAAACTCCACTTCATATTGCGGTAAAGAACGGAAATAGAGAGATGGTCAAATTCTTGTTGGACAGGGGCGCGGATGTTAATGCTGGCGATAAATATGAGGCAACGCCTTTACACTTTGCCTGTCGTAATGGAGACGGATATATTGCGCGAATGCTGGTGGAATTTGGAGGAGACCTGACTATAACGGCGATAGATGGCAGAACCCCTCTAGATGCGTGCAAAACAAACGAGCTTCGCATTGATTTAATCAGGGATTATATTGAAAAACTTGCGCGTGATAAGAAGTTGAACCTGCCGAAAGGTTCAGGGTTAAGCCGCTCGAATGATGAGGAGAGTATTAAAAAGGCTTTGGCATATTACTTGAATAAGCCCAATAAGATTGAATCGAAAAATTCATATTACGTTGTTATGGATTTAGATTTGTATCCTGGCACGTCAATTTCCACTGCGCAAAAGGCGCGAATGCAATGCTCAAGAGTGTGGGATAACATACAAGAAGCGTGGGCTGATTCACGGGGTGTAGATTATGTTCCTAGGGAGCAGGATATATCAAAGGCGCCATTGCCGGTTGCGACGGAAGTTCCTGTTGCGGAAGCCAAACCCATTCGCGGAGAAGGCACTAAACGACGATATGGTGGCAAAAAGAGCAGTTCTACTAGACGATGTGCCAACAAAAAATGTCGCGGACCAAAAAGTCGCAAACATAGGCGTATGAAGCATAAATCTAATTCTAGGCGCGTAAAGAAATAAAATAGTTTATTTAGCGCAAGTAAAAATTATTAATTCAAACGTAAATTAATAATTTATATCCGTTATATATATAAATAATATAATGGCATCACAATCTGGGTTTGCGCGTGCTATTCTGAGTGTTCCAATTAATAATGCAATATACCAGTATCTTGTTGGCACAATAACAGATACTCAAACGCAGCGTGAGGAGTTATTAAATTCTGCTGAATTGACATCGGATGCAGCAACGCAAGTGTTTAACGAATATAGTGCAGCGGTTCATCAAATCGTGCAAACTATTGCGCCTCGCGTCAACAACTTTGTTGTAGGTGCGCGTGAAGTCGCTATCTTGACTGGAAGTCTTATAACTACCATTGGCGTTCAAATTGAATATTCGCCTCTAGTTGAAGAGATACGCGAAGTCTTGACAGGCGAGGCATCTCCTGATAAAATATTCGCTCGTATGCAACAAGTATTATATTTGATACTATTAAAAAAAGCAAGAGAAATACAAGACGATTCTACTATTACTTATGAAGGAATCAAATCGGACCCTGATTTAGTTGCGAGTTTAGCCAATACTAATGATGTCATAAATGCAATCAAAGATATGTTATCCGTGTACTATGACCTTATATGTGGTAAGTCTCCCATGGTTAATTTTGATAGTACTGATATAGAGGACGGCGGTGGTCTTGGCGATGCGGGTAGATTAATTGCTAGGGCTGCAAGAACGCTTGAAAATGCTGAATGGACCGCCCAACAAAACGACTATAAGAGTCTAGCTGATAATGAAGAATATCGCGAATGGTTTCTAAATAATATATTAAGTCAAGCAGATGCAAATGGTGTAGTTCAACCTGATAGAGTAGACCATTCGTTTTTAAGCGGTGTTGAAGGAGCGGGCTCTTTACAAGCACTGAAGGCAATAGCAACAAATGCTTACAAAATGAATTTAAATGCTGATATTAAACGCATAGTAGCAAAGTATAACGGCTATATTCAGTTTGCAATAGGTAAATACGCGAATGCAGGTAAATTTACCAATATTAGAGCCGACATTGCAAAAGTGTGGAAGTATATTGTAGACGAACAAATAGAGAGAGATCTACGTCCGCAAATTATCGCAATGAATGTCATATTACAAAATTGTATAGATGTTATTGATAAAATTAATAACGCAGATAGGGATGGCAAGACCTCTATTAGTGTAAGCAAATTGAGTGCTACAAATGACATTAACATTAAGGTCTCCCCTGTGCCACCGCTTATCAATATACAGGTAAAAGCGCTTACAGATAGAGAATGGGTAGGAATAGAGGTCGTAGATCTTCGTGCTGAGGCGCAAAGTCTTAGTGATGCTGCGGACGCAGCAGGCGCAAGTGCAGGTGCAAGTGCAAGTGGCGAAGAAAAAGCAGGTGGTAAAAGACGCAGATACAAAAAAACCCGTAAAATGAAGGGAGGGCGCCGAACTGGTGCAAGACGACCACGAAAAACGGCTCGCAAGCGGCGAACCATGAAACGAAAAGTCAATCGTAGAAGAAAAACTCGTCGTTAAATTATATTCTCAATGTGTATTTTAAATATACTATATCATGTATAGTATATTTTGTAATTTACCTAAAAATCAAAATCAGGCGGATTACTCAATAATCGTCATACTAGACAATTCTTTTAGATAACGTTTGGAACAAGTTTCAACCAACAATCCATTCGCATATACGCCATGGTTGCTGTAATAGTCGTCATTTTCTAAGGCAAAATGCCAAATATTATAGATCCCTGCAGATTCCCATGGTTCAGCTCGTTCATCTATTACTGCCATGAGTCGGTATTTTCTAGATGTCACATATGTTGCGCCTAATTGCTGAATAGTTTCCTCTTTCTCTTTATCGGTGAGAACATCTACCAAAATAGAATGGCATCCAGTAATGAACAAATCTTCAGTGAGTTCAGGATACTTTGCGGTGGTGCATTTATATAGACGATTTTGTGTGCGTTCGGACGTTCCAGGATTATGAATTGGTCCCGTTCCAATCATTTCTACCGGTTTGTAGCCATCAAGACTTGTCTTGACGAGGGTTCCTGGTCTCATTTGTTCCACTGGCATGTAGGTATCTTTGCCATCTACATGACATAATATTTGTGTTCCTTCTAAAAAGCACGGCGCGGATGATGGATACAAATTGTAGCCCCCATCTCCATTTAATATATCGCCATTATTATACGCAACTGATTGAGAAGAGGTTCCACTACTATTACTTGAAATTCTCCAACGCGTATATCCTCCGTTTGTTCCATAAGAAAGGTCTCCTACTATAAAGGTATAAGTACCACCCAACAGATTTATACTATTTAATGCATCTGATTCTGATGCAAAATAATTCAAATTACCCCCAACTGCAAACGCTTGCTCGCTCATAGGACCTATCATAAGACGAGGCACCATATCCGTGTGGAGTGTCTTATGTGAAATTCCCTCGTTAAACACGTATCCAGTATTTTCAAGAATAGGATATTCTGTGGTATCTACGACAAATTCGCCGGGACAGCTGTTCAAATATACTAAATGTGTTCGTTCAAACTTTGACATGCCAGTATCTATGTGAGGTAGGGTATCACCCTTAATCCAACGCATCGGGAGGCTAGTTACATGGGAGAGGTCTAATCCAAGATGTGATTCAAGAGCAGAGCGTATAGAATCAGTTAATGAGATGGAAAAATACACCTTACCATAAGAGGTGTATGTATCTAGTTTGGCCTTTGCATCCAAGACTTCAGGAAGTTGTTTCAAGTAATTGATATCCTCGGTGGATAAAATATTACTAAAAAGAGATTCCATTATATACATATTTGTAGATTTAATCTTTAAATAAAACAAAATAAAAAATAAAATACGCGACTGCGTTAATAATATATAAAAATAATGTATATATATTATTATTATGTCCGATTCAGTCTCCATGTATGAGACTTATCTAAAAAACACAATAAAATACGAATGTACAAATGTAGCATTTATGGATTGTAAGTATCGAGAGATTGCATATATCAAATGCATGACTCAATCAAATGAGAATTCACGTTATTGTAATTACATGTCGGACGTATTACAGATTTGTTGCAATAATCCAAGTATGAGTCAATATATTATCAAGGCGCCCTCTACTGCCAATTTTACGCAACCGGATAGTAAATAGTCTCCGCCGAGACCCACAACCCACAAAATTATTACGCCGACTTGGTATGTTTTGACGCAGCCGGTTTTATATTCATCCACCCACCAGTGAGCCCAGGGCTTCCAATGGGTGTATATTGGGCAAACCGATTATCATAAGTTGATGAATAAGTCGGCTTTGTTGTTGGGTAAACCGACGCCATGACGCCCATTTTCTTGTTGGTGGTATTATTATTGTTGCTGCCGAACATTTTGATATATATTGTCATAAAATATATCAAAAACTTTATTTTTTTTCTTAAATGTCTAAACTAATAGTATTTTTATTTGACGTCGGACGGCGACGGCTCTTCTTCGGCATTGCACCATCTCCCTGAAGCTCCTTCATGTCAGAAATACTAATGGTGCTGCTTTCATTTTGGTTAGATGTGGAACCGGAAACGGATGTGGCTGCCGCAGCAGGCGATTCCTGAATATTAATCGTCTTGGTTTTGAGACCAGACAAGATGTCGCTAATATCGCTCGGACCCTTCATTTCAGGACGCCCTCCACTGGATTGTTGCTGTTGTTGGCGTCTGGAGCTTCTCTCTGCTTCAACGATATTCTCACGAATATTGATTCCATCGTTTGCAAAATTGTTTCTTGCATAACTACTGGCATTATTACCTGGACGCTCACGGGTTTGGGGCATGGAATTGGGTCCTTGAGTCGCCATGGGTGGAGGAGGACCACGTCCCATCGGCGGTTCAGGTTCAGGATTCATTAATCCGCTCATGAATCCCGAGAACCCAGGATTGCTCTGGCCCATGGAATTCACCGCCGCGCTTTGGAACTGACGCATCAAGTCGGGGTTTTGACGCATGATATCATCCATACCTGGCATGGCGGACTTGAACATGGTATTGGTCATATGAACCATCATCGCACTTCCACCCAGTTGGAACAAGAGCTTCAATTCGGGAGCCATGGATGCCTTGGACTTGTATTTCTCGTACAACTCGCCGAATACATCATCATAATCCGATACGTTTTCATTAATCTGTTCGCCCCAGCCGTCCAATTTAATATCAAACGGGTCAAATCGGTTATTCAAAAATTCAATACCATTGATGCAAGCCATCAACATGTTGCCTTGAAACTTGACCGAGTTTTGCTTTGCCTTTTCTTCCATAATCGTCTCATATTCGCCCTGCATCTCAAGTAGAGGTGAGTCCATATTGTATTTTTTGGATAGCTCGACACCCTTCTTTTCCAAGGCCTCCAACTTTCTCAAAAACTTGAATTTTTCTCTCAACAACTCCTCCTTGGACATTTGCGGTTGAGAGGGTGCGCTTGTCATGTCCGGATTCACGGGGATATCATTAAACTTGCCATATCCGTCCCACGTCTTTGCATTTCCGCCGTCCGTATTCGCAGTCGCTTGTCCAATGGATGCTGCACCCGAACCAGATGGCATATTAAATTTAACCGAATGCTTGTCCTCACCACGCCCTCCACCAAATAAATCGGACTTGGCTTGGTACGTATTTGAACCTCCTAGATTAATCGTATCAGCATCTTCCGCCAAATCGTTTAATTCATTCTCTAGATTGGTCAAATCGTCAATATCAATATCGCTAGATAGTTTGCTGCCCGAGCCCTCCTTGACTTTGTCATTCATTAACAATTCAATACCTCCTCCGAAATTACTAGATTTTAACCCGGATCTACGACTACTACCGGATTCATTTAAATCGAAACTGGAAATATCAATCATTTCTGGTCCGTCCATTCTATTACTAAATTAATTAGAACATATAATTTTAAGTCTTACGCGAAGATATATATATTATATTGCACAATCATCCATTTTTACTCTTTATAATTGGTTTTTGAACCATCTGCCTTGTAAAAAAGAGTCGGCTAAATCGTCCTTTTTCTTGTGGCTCGTAAAATATGCGCACCACTCTGAATAAGAATTGGTATCTTTTATGATTTCTAAACATGCGGATATTCCCAACTTTTTCCGGTCGCCGTATGACAATTTCACGCTTTTGTCAGCGGGAGCAATATCTTTTAATTTATTCACTGACGAAACAAATTCAATCTTCTGACATGTACCGGTCATGATAAAATACTGCGCAATCATCCCTTGAATCGTTTTCATGCGATTTGCAATGGGACTAATTTGATTTTCAATGATAACATAATCAAACACCTCTCCCCCGCTAAATATTTGGTCAAAATGTTTTTTAATATTCTTGCCGATGGTGACTAAATCTATTTCGGCTGCGCCGACACTATGAACCATATCAAAACACATATTCGTGGTGTATTCATTTAGTTCATGTATGAGGTCATTCTTTTTCATTGTATTTGTATATTGAATGCCAAATTTGTCGGCCATTTCATAAAGTTTTTGGAGTTTTTGTTTGTTGATGAATGCCTTTTTTAGTTCAGGTGTCGGGATTTGAAACGGCTGCTTTTTTGCATGCTTTAAACAATAATGGTCCCCGTTTTTCGTAAATTTCGCTAGATTGCTACATTTCACATTTTTATCAACCACACAACAACCACAACTATCACTTGCGTCTTGAGCGGCAAGATTAATTACGTCCCATTTTGCGATTTTATCGTTTTCTAATAGGCAGAATGCTAAATTTTTAATACCCACATCAATGCTTAATATTCTCATCTGATATACATCAAGAAACATTTAAAACTCGGCAAAATACCGCTAATATCCCGCTGTATGGTTGTTTAAAAAATCATAACTAAGTCATTATTTATGATTTTTTCAAGATTTACCTATCCATAGGTTCCACGGGCCCCGTAGCATCATTCATTGTTATCGTAGGTGAAATCATTCTAGCTTCCAATTGCTGTCGGCTTAAATAAGGGTTTTTTAGATCGCTGGTCGGGTATCCGAATCCAGGAGAGCTAGTATCAAAGGTAGATTTGTACAAGAATGGCACATTGCTAGATGGCGTGGCATTTGTTGTTACATGCGGGTTTAATCCAAGAGTGTAACAGGCCTCCGTCGTGTTAAATTGCATGATTTGGTCAGCATTTTGCGTTAGAAATTGGCGATACTTCCAATTCGAATTAATATGATTTACTTCTTGGATACGTTGATTCACAACGGCCTCCGGCTGATAAGAAGAATACGTCCGTCCGTCCTGCATAATAGGTGGAAAATTGAAATGAATGTTATTTGAACCAGAAAAACATGTTGCCCAAGACATTTTATATAAGGCTAGAGAAAATTATTCGACTAATCTATTTCAAGCATTTTCAGTAATTCTTGCTTCTTCAATTTACTAGTATCGCTGGATAACCCCTTTTGCTCGACGATTTCTCTTAATTTACCAAGGGACGCCTTCTTATAGTCAAATACTACGTTCAAATTTTTCACGCTGGAAGTGTTTGCGGGGGTTGGAGTTGTGGTTGTCTCAGGTGTCTTTACTCTCTCAACCTTGGTCTCCCCTAAAACAATGTCATCCAAGTTGGCGAGTTCTTCAAAGAGAGCATCATCCAACGATTCGGAGACAACTATAGCCTTGTCAGAGCGCGCATCATTTTCGCCCTCATCGTCGCCGTCGCTATCGCCATCTGACTCCTCATCATCGCCGTCGTCGCTTCCATCATCAGAATCCTCCTCATCGTTACCATCATTCTCGTCATCGCCGTCGCCATCGCAGTCACTATCACCATCGGACTCGTCATCACCACTAGAATCGGAGTCATCAGATACATCAATCATATTTACTAAATGATTTGTATTTGCAACTTCTGGCTTTTCATACATACGCCCGCCTCCGCCACCTATAGAAGGAGATCCCACACTACCAACCGGCTGTTGGCTACGAACCATTTGCAATTCATTTGCTAAAGTAGAGACTAGGTCAAACATAGTGTTCAACTTATGATTTTGCTCATTCATCTTGTTGCTAACATACAGCCCTAGCAATCCAATTAATAATAAAGAAATTGCTAAAGAAATTACTACCGACGGAGTAAATATATCTGATAAAGACATTATTAGAACAACAATATATAATTTTATATCCTAGAAAACGAATACATTATTGTTTGTCGCCATTATTGAACTTACTATTTTGAATAATTTCATCGGGATATTGCATATCGTGAAGCACCTTGATTCCACCGCGAACTTCGGATATACCCTTTTTTAATACATATGTGTAATTAAAACTATCTTCAGTCGGAGTGGTTTCCATCTGGTAATTCTCAATTTGTGGATGACTATTTAATTTTTTGCAAACGGCGATAAAGTGCGTGGTTAAAATACATTTCACGTTTTCAAATTTTACTAAATATTCCATAAATGCATTTGCGCTCATGACCGCCTCATCTGGATTCGTACCAGAATATAATTCATCAAATACACAAAAATGTCTATCCTTTTTGTTGGCCTTAATAACATCTATAATGTCCTTGCATCTACGCGCCTCGGCCTGAAACAAACTATCTCTCCCGCTTGTGTCTGGGATATTCAAGTAGCAGTGAATGTGTTGATAAGGCATCATGTTGCCACTCTTATAAAACCCACATCCAAATTGTTGCGTTAAAATAACATTGATGAGAGCGGTTTTCAAGGTCGTCGTTTTACCAGACGCGTTTGGTCCCGTAATGATAAGATTTTTATCCAACTTGATGTCATTTTTGATGGGTTTGCCGTGAATTAACGCCGCGTAATAGGCCTTCTTAAATGTGGTCTTCTTCTTCTTTTGATACGTTGCAAAGGCAATCTTTTTGTCCTTAATATTCATAATCAATCCGTTCATATTTTCAATGAACCCGTGAAATCCAAAAGAGTATGAAAAGGCTGCATTATATTCTTCGCTCTCGTACATTTCATAAAAGTATTTCAATAGCTGGCCAATCTGCTGAATATTTCTATAGGTAAGTTGCTCTCCTTGAATGTTTTCTAGTTTGGTTTTATATTCATTAAGGACACGGATATTTTGCTGAATTGAATCATTAAACAGAGCGTAGCTTTGCAATGGTTTTGTATATTCAAGCAATTCATTCATTGCATCAGTCGTATGTGTAATGTAGTTGCGAACGCTACATAATGATGTGTGAATGTGCTTCATGTTTTTATAAAATCGCGCACATGTTAAGAAATTTTGGTAGATTGAAAAGACGTAAAATCCTGCGGACAATAATAAATACATCTTTTGGTCAAATGGCACGCTATTAAAGTTGGTACAAAGTTTGCCTATTGCATGGTTTGAAGCGACGACTTTCAAAACTTCTGTGTATTCGCTCATTGAAATGTCTAAACCTTTGGCCTTGATGACAAAAAACGGAACTATCAATATAATCAAGGGAACCAACATGGATAAAAACGGCGAGGCTAAACTATACATGCTCATAATTTGCAAGAATGTCTCTGATTTGTTCAAGTATTCCCAGTATGACCAATCAACATAATGATACTTCTCCTTAAACCCTGTGTCGTTTTTGATTTCATTCCATAGTTCTACTATACCCGCAAGATCGGCTTGAGGTTTTGTTGTATCTGTATGATACGTCTTCAAAAATGCCTGTGTATCTTTCAAAAAAGCAACGTCCGATGTGTAATAATTCGGGATTTGTTTCAGGATAGTCTTACCTGGTTCGGTGGTAGGTGCAAATGTACTTTGGTACAACGGAACTCCAGATGGGTCAATTGTTTCAACTAGTTCTAAATCCGCAATCACATTATCCTTCAATTGAGCTTTTGAACTAACGTAATGAATCGGAAGTTTAAAATGGTCTTCTATTTTTAAAGTATACATTATATCAAAAATAGAAAATAAAACAAGTCAGATTACGAATTGCGTCGTACTGCTTTTTCACTTCGTGTAGTTTTTAGTCGGCTGTTTTTTATTTTGGAGTTGCTTCTCGTCGTGTTTCTTCTTTTTAGATTTCTTCGCATGTTTCTTTTTGTTAGTCTCCGCTTATTTATTTTTTGTTTCATTGTTTTTTGTTTTTTGATTGATTTTATATTTGATTGCATATATTGTCCTCCACCTTCGGTTGCTTTTGCAATACCTTCTTCGGCAATAAAATCATTATATGCTTCTGATTTGAATATCATACCTTTATTTTTACCTTGGTACGTAGATATCAAATGACTATCTATAAATTGTGGGTATACTATCTTTATCATGTCCAAAAATATTTTCCGCGCATCGACATCCGTTTCATCTAAAAACACTTCTGATGCAGTTGGATTATTCGTAATAATAAATACGGAAATCTTATTAACATGCAGAAATGAAAACATATTTTTTAATATTCGTTCGCGCTCAGGCCCCCCAAATAAATATTGTGCTGTATCCGCAATCGCCTTTTTATACAGGGTTTGATGAATTTCGCGACCGGGCTCAGGTAAATCACCTTCATCTGTTGTATAATTTGAATAAAGGTCTTTAAAAAACTCAGGATACCAGCCTTCAATAGCAGTTAGTGTTCGGTCCCAATCAAATATAACAACTTTGCGATTGTTGGGGATTGAATTATCTGCAATAAAAGTATATATAAATGATGTATTATTCTTTGTATCCTTAGCAAATATCCCAAATGATTCAGCACCATTTTCTTTATTTGTTACCATTTCTGTGCCAATTCCTATTATGGCTTCTGTAGGCATGTGAAATTCACCCATACTAGGATTAGCAACATATTCTGAATATTTATTAGTATATTTGTTTGTTTCTGTATTAAAAAATGCAGCATTTGTCATGTAGCTATCTTTATATGGTCGCGTGGCAATTTTTGTTGGATTCAACTCATCGTACTTTTTTATATACCGATGTTTTATATTAGTAGCATCTACTAGAATTGCTCTAATATTAGGAATATTTTCCACCATATCGCGAATATTTATAGGATTATCATCAAAAAATATAATATTTTTTTCTGTTTTTTCCTCTTTTCCCTCAGCCATCCTATATATAATATTTATTTTAATTTGTAGATCGCCGTTTAACGCGCATTTATGCAAGCGTATCAATAAAATTGACAGGCAGTTCTTCAATCTGAGTAGAATAGTGTTGCTCAATTTCTCTGAGTTTGGAAATGTCTCTGCGCGTAATAAAATTAATTCCAATACCCTTGCGTCCCCACCGACCGCTTCTTCCAATTCGGTGCAAATACGTGTGAACACATTTGGCTACATCAAAATTAATAACTATGCTTACCTGCTGAATATCTATGCCACGTGCAGTGACATTGGAAGATACTAAAATGCGATATTTTCCATTTCGAAATTCAGCAATCGATTCGTCGCGCGCGCTCTTCTCCATACTACTATGAATACAACACACTGGGAACCCATCCGCGGTCATTGCAGAATATAAATCCGCGACACGCTTCACACTATTACAATAAATGATACACTGGGACACCGACATGGACGCATACAAGTCCTTGAGCGCCTCATATTTATGTTTATCATCCTCCAGCGCAACATAATATTGATGAATACCTTCCAACGTAAGTCCCTCTTTTTTTACAATAATGCGAACCGGGTCCTTCGTTATAATATTTACGATATGGTTCATATCAGTCGACATGGTCGCGCTAAATAAAGCTACTTGCACCTCATTACTCAAATATTGAAAAATATCGTAAAGTTGGTCTTTAAATCCAGTCGCAACCATTTCATCTGCTTCGTCAATAATAATAAGTTTAATATGGTTTGGCGACAATGCATTGCGACGGAGCATATCATACACGCGTCCAGTACAGCCAACTACTACATGATATGTATTCCTACGCAAAGAACGCACATCATCTTCTGTTGAAGTTCCGCCAACCAATGTTTTAATTTGTACATCTTTCATCATGCTGCTCAAAATTGTAAATACGCCAGCAATTTGCTTGGTCAATTCTCGGGTGGGTGCAAGAACTAGAACCTGTGTTGCATTGAGAAGCGGGTCAATTCTACCCAATGCGCCAATAGTAAACGCCGCGGTTTTACCCGTACCAGATTGCGCTTGCGCGATAATATCTCGTTTTTGAAGGATTGGCACGATTGCCTTTGATTGTATAGGGCTGGGTCTTTCAAACCCGTAGGCATAAATGCCTCTCAAAATATCGGGATGAACCTCTAACTCATCCCATTTTTTTATTTCGTCTGATATACTGGATTCTGCTTTTTGTTCTTCTTGTATTAATTGCGACATATATAATAATACAATACTATTTTTAAATGGATTTGAAATTATTGTACATTTTACAATCTGATAATATTGTAGGTTTTCAACAAATAATATTATTTTAAATTGATATAAATGAATCAGCATCTAATATAGTAACCAATGGGAACATATACTCTCCAAGATTTTAATACCATTATTTTCAATGGGTTTAATTTTACATTAGGTGACGATATTGTTCATAAAATTAACGAGTTGGCTGCTCAAGTGGGGTCACCTACTTATATTAAAACCCCGGTATTTCAAAAAAGAGATAAGACCGCCGAATCTTCTTCTCCGGCAGCAAATTCAAAACGCCGAAGGGACACCAACAACAAGTTCAATAATCATGTAGAGGGTGATAAATTATTTAACGCAACCAAAATAGTGCACAAGACGGGGTTGGATGGTGATATTGACATGATTCGCTCCTACTTGAACAAGATTACCGACAGAACTTTTGCAGATATGAAAACCAATATCATCGGATTATTGGACAAGTTGATCGAAGAGAATAGTATTAGTCAGGCGGATATTATGCGAATCAGCTCGTATTTATTCGAATTCGCTTCAACAAACCGATACTTTTCCAAATTATACGCCGATTTATACACAGAATTAGTAAATAAATATGAGTGTATGAAGCAAACACTCGATGACAGCTTTCATTCATTCTTGGAATTGTTCATCAATATTGAATATGTTGATCCGGATGTAAATTATGACGAGTTTTGCAGAATTAATAAGGCGAATGAGAAGCGCAAGGCGTTGAGTGCATTCTTTATTAATTTGTCTGCAAATAATTTGTTGTCACATGATAAATTGGTTGATTTAACATATAAGATGATTTTGCGTGTGGTTGAATATATACCAATGTCTGATAAAAAGGCACATGTTGATGAATATACTGAAAATATCGCAATCTTATTTAATAAGGGGGAATATGCAAAAGTGACTGATAAATTGATCGATGGAAAAACTATCACAGAAACAATTAAAATGTTGGCAACAAGTAAGCCGAAGACATACCCCGGCTTATCTAGCAAGTGTATTTTTAAATATATGGATTTGGTTGATATGTAAAAATCTGATAACCGATTGCGTATTTGCGTAAATATGTAATATAACATTTCTTATAATTGTTATATTATGGCCAACAAGATTGACAAAATCTTTTATATAAACTTGGACCGCCGTACTGACAGGCGCGACCTCATTGAAATGGACCTCGCAAAAATTGGGCTTGCTGCCGAACGTTTTGTGGGAATCCCCTATGAACCTGGAATCGTTGGTTGTGGCAAATCCCATTTAGCCGTTATGAAAATTGCAAAGGAGCGTGGATACAAAAATGTATTGATTCTAGAAGACGATTTTACGTTCTTGGTCTCCAAGGAAGAACTAGATGTTGCATTGGAGAAGTTTTTCAATAATGTCAAGGAATACGATGTTTGCATGTTGTGTTGTCAAAACATGGTTGAGGTGCCTACGAGACCGACACCCTTTTTGAGTAGATTGGTTGAAGCAAACAACGCATCGGCCTATATTATCAATGGTGCTTATTTAGATACATTGATTCAACTATATGAACAAGCGCTTCCATTGTTAGAACAAACCGGGGAACACTGGAATTATGCAAACGACCAGGTCTGGAAGGTCTTACAACGCAAGGACAATTGGCTTTGCTTTAATCCTCGTCTAGGCAAACAGCGTTCGGGATATAGCGACAATGCAAAGGCTTTCATGGACTATGAAAAATAAATCTGGGTAATAATAAAAATTATAACACGTATTATATATCAAGATGGACGACTTGAAAAAGAGAATACTTTTATTCTTGTTTGGTTGTATTGGAACTAGATTACTTTTTGCGTATATCGCAAAGAATATTGGCTTGAGATTCTTACCTTTATTGGGATACTTGGCCATATTACCCATTGTTGGTTTCATATATATTTATTTAACCGGGTCTAGACAAACTGGCGCGGAGGTGTTTGGTGCTAAAATATGGTGGAATAATCTACGACCAGTTCATGCGCTATTATATGGATTATTCGCTTATTATGCAATACAGAGGGCAAGTTTTGCATGGAAGTTCTTGTTAGCAGATGTTCTTATTGGTTTGTTCGCATTTGTTATATATCATTATAACCGAGGCGATTTTGCTAAGTTGTAAAAAAGAAATTTAAATATATGCAACTTATAATATTATTATGTCTAACGAAAATGTTAATTATGTAATCAATGAAATGATGGCCGCCGCACCCGATTTAGATTTAAATTCGTTTTTAACCGATTTTGAAAAAATGGATTTACCGCATGCTGAACCCTCTGGCGATTATTTCCTCGCACAAATGAGTGAATATGATTTAAATTATACATTGAAACAACTCGGCATGATTTACGAGTACTATAACATTGGGAAAATTACCAAGCTTAAAAAAGCGGACATTATACAAGCCATAGTCGTATTTGAACATGACGTTGAAAATTGTGAAATCGTCATGCGACGCCAACAACTTTGGCATTATTTGGAAGAACTAAAAGCAGACAAGTTTATGAAACGATTTGTTTTATCGGCGTAAGGTCAGGATAAATATTCAATACTACTAAAAAAGTATTAAATATTTATTATTATCACTATAAAATATAGTACTATGGTTTTATCGAAAATAGATGGTAGCATTAGTTATCCAGAATTAAAAAAGGTTTATCCCGAAGATTCGAAAATGGAGGCGGAGTTGTATGAAATTCAAGTGAATAACGTGGATATTATAGTAGCCGTTGGATCCGCGAAGGATACATTTAAAAACAAGGGAGTTGTATACTATCCTGTTTATTTAGTAAAAAAAAATAAGACCGCGACACAAATTGGCGTTTATGAAATTCTACAAAGTAATCAGCTTCGTTATTTGGACAATGAAAACAATTTAGACGTTGAAAATTTAGATGAGCCCTTAATATACACATTTGTAACACCCGCATATCTTGAAAATAAGCGTCTAGTTCCTGAAGTGGAAGAAACTGCGCCAAAAAAGAAGACCAAGAAGCCTAGAAGCGACCTTGAAGAAGGAGAGATTGATGAGCGCCCAGATAGCGATTCTGATGATGGAGATGAAGATGACGCCGAATCGGTGTCAAGTAAAAAGGGCGAAGTGGTCGCATCCGACGAGAATGTCATTATACCTGAACAAAGACAGGATATTTTTATTTTAACCAAGGGAGTTGCTATTCCCATGTTATTAGAGAGAGAAACCAAGGCACAAGCAAAGGATATGCGAGAGAAATACAAGGAAGCAAAGGAGCATACTTGGATACAAAAAATCATGAAAAATCCTAATTATAGTGTGATTGATAATGAGGGAGACGGCGATTGTTTGTTTGCGACAATTCGCGACGCCTTCTCTCAAATTGCTCAACAAACTTCTGTTGCGAAATTGCGGAAAAAGTTGGCAGAAGAGGTCACGCCTGAAATATTCATGAGCTACAAGGAGTTGTACGATACTTATAATTCTGCGTTGATAAAAGAAACCGCAAACATCAAAGAATTGGCCAAATATTACGTGGATATTAAAGCCAAGTTTTCAAATATGTTGGACCGCAATGAACAAAAACTGCTGGTGGAGAATGCAAAACAGGTCAAAACCCAGCACGATGACCTTGTTCGCGCAAAAAAGATGACCGCACAACTTTTAAATGAATACAAATTTATGAAGGGTGTGGATACCTTGGAAAAATTCAAGCAAAAAATAAAGACCTGCGAATTTTGGGCAGAGACTTGGGCAATTTCCACCTTGGAGCGCATTCTCAATATAAAATTTATCATGTTGTCTAGCGAAGCATATAATTCAAAAGATTTGGATAATATTATTCAATGTGGTCAGTTAAATGACACGATTTTAGAAAACAAGGGAGAATTCCGGCCTGACATGTACATTATTGTCGAATATACCGGCGGACATTATAAATTGGTAGCATACAAGGAAAAGCAAATCTTTACTTTTGCAGAAATTCCGTATGACGTGAAAAAGTTAATCGTTGACAAGTGCATGGAGCGTAACGCAGGACCATTCGCAATCATCCCTGATTTCATCAAATTTAAAGACGCATCTCGTTCGCGCAGCAGCAGCGGCAATAAAGACAAACCGGTTTCTGAAACAAAATATGAAGATTTGTCAGAAGCCAAGTTGAGAGGTATGTACGATGATAGCATTATTTTTTCATTCTACAATAATTCTGCGGCTAAACCATTACCTGGAAAAGGTTCGGGAGAGAAAATTCCCAAGGACGCCATCAAGGAATTCACTGCGTTGGCCATTATTCCAGATTGGCGAAAGAAGTTATCAAACACGTGGGCACAACCATTTACATTCGATAATCATCAATGGACAAGCGTTGAGCATTATTATCAAGCGTCCAAGTTCAAAAAGAACAATCCTGCGTTTTATTTGAGTTTTTCGCTCGATTCTGGAACAGACTTGTCCAAAGATGCTACTATGGCCGAAGGATTTGGTGGAACAAATGGTAAATATAAGGGGAAATTGGTTCGCCCCAAGGAGGTTGTCATTGACCCCGATTTCTTTGGACCGCGAAGCGAAAAGGAGTTGTATGATGCACAATATGCGAAATTCACCCAAAACAACGATTTAAAGGCGTTGCTATTGGCTACTAACAATGCAAAACTAATGCATCATAAACGCTCGCGCGAGCCTGAGATATATGAGTCGTTGATGCTCGTTCGTGATAAAATTCGCAAAGAATTATAATTTAGGCATCTGTTTATAAAAATATACTTTATTAGACAATCCGAGATCGACTACTTCATTAAATGTTTTGTCCATGTTATAAAACGCGGGCATGGTGAATTTGTTGGTGGTATACCCGCTCTCTCCGCCACCTCTAACACACTTTATGTTTTTATAATATTCTTCCGACATTAGCATATAGTGGTTCATTTGCAGATCTAAGACTTTGAATACAGCATCCGTGTATTTACACTGGTCCAATCTTTGCCCATTACACAAATAATAAACATTATTTTCAGTTAGCTCTACCATATTACCCGCGGATACTATGCTTGTTAAATTTTGCGTCCTACAAATCACTTTTCCGTGTTCCATTTGTAATGAAATATCCACTTTTCTTTTTGTAAATGCGCGAATTACGTCTTTAGGCTGCGTCGTGTGACCATTTGACCCAAAACATTTCCAAGGAATCCAAATTTTCTCTACATTCAGCGGTAGTATGTTCAAAACATCTATTATTTTAGCCTGATTCTTTCGTGAATAAATATATTCATCTATGTCGCAAATGATTAACCATTCACTTTCACTCTTTATTTTGTTCAAATAATAATGATTCAGTAGAAATGTTTGGGTCCCGGTTTCCATTTTTCTTGCGTCCTTTATTAACGTGATGTAATTTGAATATCTAGAAATTTTTCGCGATGTATCATCGGTTGATCCATTGTCTATTAAATAAAAATGCTCTACTCCTTCTGCCAAATAATGATCTATCCAGTCTATAATGATATTAGATTCGTTCTTGAACATTGCTAGTACAGAAATAGAATACATGAAACTGATTTATATATTACTATGATAAAATTTGATAAATATCCATATTTCCATCGCAATAAATAATATAAAAATAGCATTATAGTATAATAATATGAAACTCACCAAAAAAAGTCAGCAATTAATGTCGTTCTTTTTAGATAAAAAATGCGTTGAACAAGTGCATCAAAATAAACAAACAGATTCGATTTTAGAGCGGCTGTATTATGATATTCATAGCGCGCATGAATATATACATACGCTCAAGGTTAAACCCACGATGAAAATGACCACAATTCAAAACGTCAAACAGATTCCTAAACCTAAGACGTTCCCGAATAATAGCTTTACTGACGAGATACGCCGTCACATCGATGAACATTCTATGACAGAATTAACATATACTATTTCTCTCTTCAATCGAAAGATTAACATGTGTTTTGTCATTGAAGATGTGAATGTAGAGATGCATTTAGATAAATACAGCCATTACGTGGATTCCATGTTGGCGTGGCTATATATTATAAATCAATATGCTTCCAACGCATCGTGTGCAAAAATCATCACCATTTATTTGTATTTTACTCAATTGCCGAAAATATTACCAGAGACCAATGTGCATATTTTAGACCCAAATCACGTAAATACTGCATTCACATATACCTGTCCGACCGATTCCGAAATTGTCATTTTTAGGCAAGAAGAATGGTTCAAGGTATTTATGCACGAAACCTTTCATAATTTTGCGCTAGACTTTTCAGATATGGATAATAACCAGTGCCATTCAATTATTCGACGCATATTCCATGTCGACTCAGAAATCAATCTATTTGAGGCATACTCTGAATTCTGGGGGGAAATTATGAACGCGTGTTTTTGCAGTTATTATGAAACGATTAACAAGGATGATATTGCGGAATTTGTTACTCGATGCGAGGTATTTATTAACTTTGAAAGAACATATAGCTTTTTCCAAATGGTAAAGGTGCTCGGGTTTATGGGACTGCAATATAAAAATATGTATGCTCAGACAGATACAGATGCGTTGTTGAGAGAGAACTTGTACAAGGAAAAGACGAGTGTTCTCTCTTATTATGTAATCAAATTGATCTTGTTGGCTCATTACCAAGAGTTCATGAGTTGGTGCAACAAGCATAATACTTCTCTCTTGCAGTTCAAAAAGACAAGCAACAATCAGTTGGAATTTTGTAAGTTTATTGAAAAAAAGCACAAGTCAGCAATCATGTTGAAAGGCGTAAAATGCACTGAAAAATTTATGAAACTCGTATTTGACAAAAAACAAAATGTGTCCTCTGCGAATGATATAAGAGACTTTGAGTTATTGGCTACAAATATGCGAATGAGTATATGTGAGATGGGTTAATTTATTGTTTTGCGATGCGAGGCCTCAAGTTGTATCTCGTATTTGTGGTTGGGGTGATATGGTCAATCATCTCAAGGTAGCTTCGCTTTTTTTTGTATTCAAAACTGCCGTCTCCCATGCTGCGTTTATTGGCTCGCCACGCTGCGCTCGCTAAATCAAAATCTATATCCACTTCATATAGATTTTGGTGAATCTGTTTCTGAATGATTATGATTGGCGTTTCCATGCTAACAAACTATATGCATTGAAACTACTACTATTATATCATTTCATTTTTATTGACAATACTTCTTATCAATTGCTGTACTCTCCGCTACCCTGCGAATTATCTTGCCAAAATCTCTCTTCTGGTCTGCTTCATCAACTGGTCCGATTGCTTCCATCGTGAGTTTTAGGTAATGGTCGTTTTTCCTGTTATTGTACTCCGTGCAACCAGGATTCGCCTTTTTCCAATCATCAACCCTCAAGATATTCTTGTGTGTAAGCTGCTTGATAATCTTTCTCAGCCGGTCCAAGTTTGCATTATCCCTTTCCCACTTGTTATCATCTTTGATATGGATTATTTCTCTCTTGACGTCGCTACAATGAATCGGTCTCTTGGTTACATCCAAGCTATTTAGGCGATTGACAAAGACACGAGACATGCCTTCGGCGAAGCCCACCTCACCCATCTTTTCCAGCTCCGGCAGGCTCAATTCAAGAGATTGTATGAAATCCTTCATATTCATTGCATCTTTGCAGGTCTCGTTCAAGAAGAATTGAAGATTGAACGTCTTGTTGTTATTGTTGCTATTGCTGATAGTATTGTTGATCTGGCTATTTTTTGCCACCTCTATAATGGTCTTGTTTTGCTCTATCAAGAGCTGTTTGAACTCTTGATTTCGCCTGACAAGCTCCAATATGAGATTTGTTTGCATTGGGTCATCTACCGGTAATGGTGTGGATTTAACGGGCTCAGTATATTTACATATTTTTTTATGACGAGAAAGGCCAGAAGCGTGTTTGTAATAAGTATTACACACTACACATATGTGCTTGGCGTTAAAAAAAACGCCGCCGTTATCATTGACACGATGAATATGCTTAAGCGTTGATATGTGTCGTTGATAGTCGCAGTTTTTACTGCATTTAAAGTCACATAAGTTGCATTCATATTTCGGCGTTTTATTTAACGCCAAAAGTGTCGAATTGTTATCATTCATTATCTAATATAGGATAACAAAAAAAACGCCTAAAGAATCCGCGCTAAAAAATAAAAAAATTAGCGTCACAAATTTTGGATTATTTTTTTTGTAGCCAGACCATAAATTTCAATTATGCTCACAAACGTTCGATTTCCCAAAAGTATTTTAGGAAATCCAAAAATGGACATTTATAAATGTCCAATTTTGATTTCTTGAAAAAGGATTTGGAGTAAAAAATCGTAAAAACGCAATGTGGGTTGTGGGCCCTTTAATACCGACAAAACAACCTTCAAATAATATATTTTCTTTGGAGAAAAAACTAAATTATGAGCCTATTGGGTAAGGAATGGGAATGGGAAAACTATATCGATCGCTTGGATAATAATAATCCACCTCAACATAACTCTGTGTAGTTATATCCCATATTCTTGTATTAGCACATGTTCCATTCGTAAGCTTAACGCTGGTGAAAAAGAAATCATCTGTATAAATCTTGGAAATTCGACTATTTCTAGGACTTGTCCCGCTATTTGCAACATATAAATTACCAAACTGATCAAAGCATAAATCAGAAGGAACTGAAATGCCATTCACCGCCCAAGGTTGTATATTTGGCTCAAGTCCTGTTAAAGATATTTTACTTATAGTGTTGGCTATTTTATTCGCAACATACAAATATCCATCATTTTTGTTTGTCATAGTAAATGGTTTAGCTGTTAATCCAGAAATAAGTGTGGAGACCTCATATAATCCGGTTGTTAAATTAACACGCAGAATAGAATTAATATTGTTTTGGTCTCGATTACTAACGTACAAGTATTTTGTATTGGGTGGTTGGTTGTTGAGAGGAGCAAATAATCCGTAATATGCGTCAATAGTCAATCCATTAGGATCATATAATACACCAAAACCTATTGGCAATATTTCACCCACTCCAGTTCTTGCATTAATCCTTGTAATTCTTGTATTAGGAACCGCACCACTCAAAAGATACAATGAATCTGTTTCTGGATCATAAGTTAAGCAAATTGGTACATAGATCCCTGTGAAAAATGAATTATCGACGCTAATGATATTATTTCGCAAGGTTATATAACTTATAAAAGTACTTCCAGCATTCAGAACAAACATGTCAAAAGATACGTCTAATACCAAACTGGTTGGTCCAATGAGTCCCAAATTTGGCGGGAAATAATTATTATCTACATTACCGGATAAATCAACGCGACTAATTGTGTTGTTTTGCAATGCAACATACAAGTAATTTGTATCAGTGCTATACACTATTCCGGTTGGGTAAGTACCAGCCAAAAATTTAGATTCGTTATAAGTGCAGTTATTGCAAAATACATCAGAAACATTTGTTCCATTACAACGAAGTATATAAGAATCCGTCGGTGCTGGTATGACGGCAGGACTCAAAAAATGAAAGGTTGTGTTGGTAGCTATATTTGGCGCAATATTACTCGGATCTATTACTATGTATGGCGTATAAACATTAAAACTAACGTCAAAATTATTTGCGTCGTTTGTTACGTCAAAAATAAACAACGTGTCGTCAAGCCGTCCGAGATTTCCTAGCATACCCGTAAAAATATACGACAAATACACCTTGTATAATTTATTATTTCCTGTCATTACTAATGCATCTTCCCAAGGGATATAATTTATTGAGGTAAAAGACACAAATAATGGGGCCTCTGCAAATGCATACACTCGTTCCGTTACACTTCCATCGGGTGTAGTTCTAAATAATAATTGTTTAACTCCAACGTTAAATTTACATATAGAATACATATAGTTTTGGGAATCGAATGCAATGCCATCTATTCCTTTCAATGGCGAACTATCAGGTATAGTAATGTATGGCGTTGCGATAAGTGTAGTCAGGTTTATTTTATACACAGATTGAGAATTATTTATAGATAAAAGATTGGATCCTGCGCACATATACATATTATTATTAGAATCAAATGCTATATTTGTTGGTTTAAAGTTAGGTGGAAAATTGGCTATACTTAATGCTACTCCAACCCCAGTACTCGAAGGAGCTGTAATTTCCACCTTAATAATTCGGTTGTTAGATGTATCTGTTATATATAATAGATCTCTAGCTGTAGGAGTGAGCCTAGGTCTAAAACGAATACATTGTGCGCCTGCAGCAGGAGCTGTTCCAGAAATATTAAAATTTGAAATAGTACCACCTGAATTAATCGATTTAACTAGTCCGCTGGTAGTTAATAAATATAATCTACTACTAGAAATATTGATCGTAAGAGAATATACGCTCTCCGTAAGAGTTGCATAGACTGATAACGCATCCGTCGAAGTGAATAAATCAACATTATTATTGCCCTCGTTAGAAATATAAATATATTTAGTAGTCGGCGCAATAGCCGTATCGCTTGGATTAGTTAATAGTCCGGTAGTAATTACAGAAGTTATAGTTATGTTAATATTTAATTTAAGAATTCCTGGATAGATTCCACCAAAATTAGCAATATACAAGTTACTCGAAGTATCCATAATAAGATCCATTGGCAAAGAAAATTCTATAGTAGGATTAGGAATTATTGTAAGATACGATGCAGTATTGTTGTTTGTAATTTGAATAATTGTATTAGTATCTAAATCAGATACATAAAGAATTCCTGTAGTATTATTAAAGTATAGACCCGATGGTGAATTAATGCTTACGCCGTGTAGATTATATATAGATGCTACGGGTGTAGGTGTAGCCAACAAATCTATTTTTAAAATATTGTGATTGCCAGCATTGGATACGTATAAATTTTCATATGATGCATCAAAAGCTATCCCTGCAGGAGTTAGAATTGTAGCACCTGATATATCAAGAAGAACGCTTGTAGCAGTACTTACATTTGAAAACGTTAATATACAAATAGTATTATTTATGCTATTCGCAACATATAATTTGCCAGACCCATTAAACGCGATTGAGCTGGGCTCGCTTAATGGTGCGCCAGTGATAGTAACTGGTGTTATAGTAGTTCCAGTCGGATCAATAACAAATAGAGAATTAACACTAGAACTAGCAACGTATACATTTCCTGGATTATCCAGTGCAATAGATGATGGATTATCTAAAGGGGTACTACCAGAATTGTTTGGGTAATAAACGCCATTACCAGCATAAATTCTACCATATTGAGGAGGTAGTGGGGGGAATTCAAATTGTGTATGTGACGTATATTGTGCGCTATACAATATACCATCACTGCGAAATGCAAGCGATATAATTGCTGGATCAGGGCTATTATAAGTAATGTCAAAAGTATTATTTGGTATAATTTTAAAAATTTCGGCATTAGTATTACCCAAAGAAAATGGAACTTTTGTTGCTGAATAATAAACTTCACCTGTTGTTGTGGATACGATTCCGTATGATAAATAAGAATTTAATGCCAAATCTACGACAAGCGAAACGATTCCGTTAATAACCTTGTTAATCTTATCTCCACATGCAGCATATAGTGTATAATCTGCTATATTATATGTAATTTCTGTCATGTTATCGAGTCCAGTTGCAAACACCGATATAGTTTCATCAGAAGTTACTTTTATAATATTATTTACACCACTATTTGCAATATACGCATTATTATATGGATCAAATTTAATGTCTACAGGAATAGTTAATCCAATATAAGTTGGTATAAAAACAGAACCAATTCCATTATTGTAATCTACCATAGTGACTTTGATAATTTGGTTTTGGCCAGAATCTGCAAGATACAAGTTTCCATATGAATCAAAATCTAACCCAAGTATATTACGCAATATTGGACCTGACACAAAAAATTCAGTTGTAGTGATAACATTCCCAAGAAATAGTGTCTTGAACATTCTTGTTATTTTTGTGAAACCGCTACCTTGATATGATGGTGTATAAAAAATCCCACTTGAATCAAATGCCCCCGATGCTCCTCTGACATATGAAGGTACGTTTGCGGTTATCAGATTACTATTAACGATTTTCACGTAGTAGGGTGCTATATCATAATTTGCTCCATAGATAGTGTTTGATGCATCGCGCGTTAAATATAATGTAACAGAACTCAAGGTTGTTGATATCGGAAAGCTGAAGGGATAAAACTCATTCGCAACAACTTCGCCAATACTATTTCTTAATTGATATGTCAAATCATATGTCGGACTTAAATCAAGTTCTGCATTTCTATAGATTATTTTATTTATATCTGGTAGTAATACACCGCTGGGGTCAGTGATAACGCTATAAGACATATTTAAATTATAAGAAGATTTAAAATTTAAAATTGAAACATAATAATGCAATAAATTGGAATATAATATAACATAAATTATTTCAAATGGGGATTAAACATTTAAATAAATATTTAAGAGTGGAGTGTGCGAAATCAATAACATGCATGGATATGAAAGAGTTGGCAAACAAAACTATTGTAATTGACATTAGTATTTACATGTATAAATACCAAACAGATGGGACTTTGATTGAAAATATATATCTGATGCTTTCTCTATTCAAGCATTATGGAATTATTCCTATATTTATATTTGATGGCAAGCCGCCGATTGAGAAACGAGAATTGTTGCGGCAGCGATATAATGATAAGGTGATCGCGGAAGCAGAGTATAATAGATTGAGTGCGTTATTAGAGCAAGACTCATTGGATAAGGGCGACCTTGTATCTGAGCTGGAGCTTCTAAAGAAGAAAATAATATATCTCACGAAAAAACAAATTGCCAATGTCAAAACACTCATACATGCATTTGGTGCAACCTATTATGACGCACCCAATGAAGCAGACGAGTTATGTGCGTTGCTTGTCCTAAAAAACAAGGCGTGGGCGTGTATGAGTGAAGACATGGACATGTTTGTGTATGGCGTGCCTCGTGTGATAAGGTATTTCAGCTTGCTAAACCACACGATAGTATTATATAACACGAGCAGTATCTTGCAAGAATTGAGAATGACGCAAAAGGAATTTAGCGAGGTCTGCATATTATCCGGAACGGATTACAATTTAAGCAACCATAGCAGGCAAGTTGTGGCTGGACACGGATCATTGTTGCATGATTCGGTGTGGTTGTTTAATCAATATAGGCAACAATGCTACGCGGATGGATTTTATGATTGGCTTCTTAAAGACAATTTAATCGGGTCCGAGGAATATGCGTGTTTGAGTCACATATATAAAATGTTTGTACATGAGGCGGCTGAATGCGTAGATATCGTGGATAAGATAAAGCTGAAACCAGACAACTTGCTTGTTTGCAAAGACAAGTTACGAAGTATATTGGAAGATGATGGTTTCATCTACAAGTAATTTCAAATATTTTCAAGTATAAGTAAAAAAATAATTATATAAAAACATAATAGTATAATGCATAATATGGTTACAAGAAACCGAGGGCGTAAAGCGAGCATGGATATTGATAATGAAGCACTGCCGGTATTGGTAGCAAATGAGGACTTGAACGCGGATCATACGTCTTCTTTTTTATTGGCGGAAAGCAAGGACGATGAAATACATTTGGACGATGACGATATCCATGATCTAGATGGCGATCTAGATGGCGATCTAGATGGTGATTGTGATTGTGATGGTGATGTTGAGGCCTTCTCGGATGATGAGGATGAAACTCGTGTATGCAACGACATGATAGCAATGTCATCTCCGTATATACAACACTTTGCTGAAAAGAGTGTGTGTTGTGTCCAATATGTATACAGCGTATCAAAACTCTATTTGTGTTGGATTATGCTGCATTATTTTTCCGCACAATTATACGTGTATTATTGCGCTCCGCGGGGGTTTTATGGATTTTTGATCTCTCCCTTTTTGGTCGCGGCACCCCATTGTCGAGCAATTCGGTGGATTATTCACAACGGCGGCAACATGGTGGATAATATGTGGATTATTTTGGGAACTTGGTTATGTTCCAAAGCTATAACGGGTTCGTAGGTATTTTCTCTCTATATTGATAAGTATTATTCGTCATTTACTTATCAATTTGTGTGTTGGTTTTATTTCTTGGACCGAGTTTTTCTGCGCCGAGCGGTCCTTCTTTTACGCAAAGTTTTTCTTTTACGCAATGATTTTTTGGTGCGTCTTCTTTTGCTTCTTCTTCTCGACTTTGACGCACCGCCTTCTTTTTCATCACCTTTTTTTTCATCATCAAATAATCTGCGCGGTTGGATATGTGACAATTCATCACGATTAATTGCACGACCCGATTCATCAAATGGTTGTTGTTCCGTTCTATAATCATCCGTTGTAAATGGAACAAGCCGTAATGTTCCGTCTTGTTGTATGACCATTTTATATAGTTGCCTTGGCATTTGATTGTTTGTCAAAAGCATTGTGGGAGGTGTCTCAGGTGTGTTATCATTAGCATTAGCATTAGTATGTCGATTTGTACGCGGAGGCGTTAATGTCATTCGATCATCCAGATCATCATAATATTGGTTGATTTGTCTAATTTCGTCGCTAGTATAGCCATCATCGCCATCCCCAACAAGAATAGTATCGTCTGTCTCGTAACCACCATCAGAAACATCCATTGCATCGGGATCATATGGTTGTGCCATGTTATATATTATCTAGAAAATATAATATGACGAGAGACGCTCATTTTCTGGCATCATCGTAATTATCAATAAACCATTCAACCGATGATTTGATACCTTTTTCAATAGTAGTAAAGTGAAACGCGCCGCCCAATTGGTTCATTAATTTGCAATTATCTGCGGTTTTCTTGAATTGTCCGTCTGCAAAAGAAGCGTCAAAGACTATGTGTTGTTCATAGTTGAATGCTCGCGCAATTAATCGCGCAACATATTCAATAGGAACCTCTTCTATTTCAGATACAGAGAGAATAATGTTCTCTCTATTTACCTTTTCCAAGGTCCATAAAAGAAGCCTTGCTAAATCGACGGAATATATAAATTGGCGCAAAGGGGTACCTGTTCCCCGTACAACAAATTTATCATTCGCCAATTTTGCATTATGACACTTGTGAATGAGAGAAGGAATAACATGTCCATCTTCTAAATTATAGTTATCATGAGGTCCATAAATATTTGTCGGAATAACGCAAACAAAATTAGATCCATAGTTCTCTCTATATGCTTGACAATGAATCTCTAACATTCGTTTTGCATAAGCATAGGCATCATTGGATGTGTGTGGAGGGCCATCATGCAACATATCCTCGTTTATAGGATAGCTAGTCTTGTCTGGAAAAATACAAGTAGAGAGACAGGCAATCAGTTTTTCGACGCCATAATCGTGGCAGCACTTGACAACATTGAAATTCATCATCAAATTTCTCTCTAACATATCCACCTTATGATTCATATTCTTGAACAATCCGCCTACACATGCGGCTAAATGGATTACAAACTCGGGCTTGTATCTTTCAAACATAGACCTGGTTTCTTCCATACTCGAAAGGTCATAGTCGCGAGATTTAATAAAGATAAACTCATATTGAGATGTGTGTTCAAGAGAGATAGATTGTACGGCGCTCCCAACTAGTCCGGAACCACCAGTAATAAGGATCTTTTTCATTGTATATTTTATGTATATAAAAAAAAGCGCCTAATTTACACGCCTGATTGCCATGCAGATAAGTATTTGAAAATGTATATGAAAGATATACATTTTTATGGTTTCGTTTGGTTATTTACTTTTTATGGTTTAATTTTGTCTGTTTGTTGTATTTATGCAGAGGAGGAGGCATCACCCGCCTTGGCGAAGTGAGGGCTCATGTAACGCTGAAGGTTGAAGTAGGTCAAGACATCAGTCTTGGCAACCTTGAGAAGGCTGGCAAGCTTGGAGTCAGGGTTAATCTGGCGTCCATTAGACTTGTCCTGAAGGTTGTGCTCGCGAATGTACTTGTTGATGTCGCGGGTAACCTCAGTGCGGGCCATCTCAGTGCCAGAGGGCTTGGCAAGGAAGGAGGCAAGCTCGTCGCTGATGCGAGTGGGCTTGACAAATCCGCTGGGGGCACGAGCACCCGCCTTGCGCTTGCGCTTAGAGCTCTGCTTCTGTGCAACCTTAAGATCACGAGTCCACTTCTTCTCGAGAGTGCGGTACTCAGTCTTGAGGGCATTGATGAGAGCGCCAAGCTGCTGGAGCTTAACAAGGAACTCACCGGACTGCTCCATAAGGGAGGAATCCATCTCAGCCGCGGCATCGGGGGCAGCAGCAACAACAGGTGCGGGGGCAGGGGTGGCTGCAGGAGCAGCAGCCTCAGTCTTCACAACAGCCTTCTTTGCCTTTGCGGCAGGGGGCGCGGAAGCAGCAGCAACAGGAGCGGGGGCAGCAGCAGGGGTCTCAGTCTTAGTCGTCGTCTTAGTCGTCTTCGCCATCTTATAGTATATTACTACAAGAACTTTTTAAGTGGTTTAACGCATTATATTATATATTGTAATCATTTTTATTTTTAATACCATAATATCATGCTAAAGTATTTTCAAAAATACGAAAAAGAGTCGTGCAACCACCCTAAAGCTAACGCAGCGTCTTCATTTACTAAAGTTAATGCCCCCAATACATAATATGCTCCTAAAGATTTGCTATCTTGGTCAATTCCACTATTTATGAATTTTTCCAACACATTTAAAACGTATTTTCTAACATCCTCGAGTTCTGATTCTATATATACCACCTGTATGTTGAATCCCCTAAATGGATCGCCGTGTGGCGGGCAAATGGCATATTTTGTTTCCGGCGTAATTTGGGCCCTATAATTCCATATCTCTAAAAGTTCTCTCATGAATCGAAGTAGCATGTGTCTATTTAAACTGGTGAACCACAAATGAGAACTATAGTGACCAAGTGCATCAATGTTGTGGAATAAGTCCACTATACGATGCTCAAGTGTTTTTTCTTCTGTCGTTACATTAACAACATCCACAATTTCAAGAGAGACAGGTCTTTTCAATACTTTGCTTAATTTAATCAGAGTCTTTAGATCATCTACGGCGTGGCCAGGAATAACACTTCTATTGTACGGGTTTTGTGCTGGGTTATATCTGTCAGCCTTTTTTATTAACTGGTAAAACGATACTATATCAAATCCATAAATAAAACCATCCGTGTCCTTGTAGCTGAAAAATTTATCGTTGGACAATGAGGCAATTTCGTCCATCGTAAAAAAATCAGTATCATTCGTGCATAAAGACCGATTATTTAACGCAGGGCCGTGACATTTAATATATTTGCGTTCAAAGACTCCGCGATATACCTTTTGAATCTTAAGAATAATTTTGGATAAATATAGAAAACAATATATGCGTTCAAATAATTCGTTTTTATTACCCGATTGCTTGAGCCGATAATGCTTTACAAACGATTTGAGTTGCGCATGATTATATTGGTGCTGTGTTAAAATTTCAAAATTATGAATGGTCGGTACAACGATGTCGGTTGTGTTTATTTTACGGAGTTTTCTACTTTTACATAAAGATGGTACATTATTTTCACATTTTTTATAGATGCATTGCATATATTCTTCCATATATTTACTCATCATATAATATTATATAGCAAAAATCTTTTTATCTACATTTACATGTAAAATAATATTTTTTGATTTTTTTTGCATGACAATTCATTTCATTTTTTTTGGCTGGCACTAATATAAAAAAAAATTGATTTAAAGATACCACATGAATACATATCACATACAGATACAATGGCAGAGACAATCATCGACGGCACTCAATTCAACGCGGCAAACATCAAGTTCACCGCACCAAAGGCGAACGCATCCAATGGCAAGAGCGTGAATATTCTTAACAAGCTTACCAACACTGGGCTTAGAGTATCCACACCTCTTATGCTAACATGGGGTGCGTCTGATTTTAAGGATGAAAAGTCGGGTTTGGGTAATGGTAAGTTTGAGATGGCAATGCAGTTTCCTTCTGCAGAATATCCTAGTGAAGAGGCCAACGCGTTCCTTGCAAACATGCGGGCGTTGGAGAAGAAGATTAAGAGTGATGCTCTTACTTATTCAAAGGAGTGGTTTGGTAAGGTGCATTCATCCCCTGAGGTGATTGATGCGCTATGGACTCCCATGCTAAAGTATAGCAAGGATAAGACAACTGGCGAATCCGATTTGTCGAAGGCGCCTACTCTTCGCGTCAAGTTGCCTGTTTGGGAGGGCAATTGGAGATGCGAGATTTATGACGAGGACGGAAACACCTTGTTTCCTAACCCAAGCAACCCAGTTGTTACTCCTGTAGATTTCCTACAAAAGGGTATTAACGTTGCGCTTGTCATGCAGTGCGGCGGCTTGTGGTTTGCAAACGGCAAGTTTGGCATTACCTGGAAGTTGATTCAGGCAGTCGTTCAAAAGCCTAGAGCTTCATTGACCGGAACATGCTTTATTAAGCTAAAGCCTGCCGAAAAGGAGCGTTTGAAGGCGGCTGCTCCGCAAATGGACGCCTCCTCCTCGGATGCGGTTGAATCCGGTGCAATCGTTGAAGATTCCGACCAAGAGGGTGAGGAAGAGGAGGAGGAAGAGGTGGAGGAAGAGGAGGATGCACCCAAGCCAGCACCTAAGCCGGTTCCAGTTCCGGAGCCTGAGCCTGAGCCGGTGAAGAAGAAGGTTGTGCGTAAGACTAAGTAAGCAATAAAAACAACATTAAATCTTATAAAAATAGTTAGTAGTTAGTTAGATTATTTTGAATTGTAATTTATAAACAATAAAAAGGAAGAAACACTTCTTTTTTATTGTAGATTTAGGAGTTGAAATACTTTTTTGTATAATTATAGTATATAATGGGAAACTTTGATTTCGGTAAATATTGCACTCCTGCACAATTATACCTAATTTTAGGTGCAATTGGCATCATCAGCGCGTTCTTTAATAAGTTTAGCATGGAAACCCTTCTCACCAAGGCATTGTTCCTTGTCATTTGGGCCTGGGTATTGAACTGGTTATGTTCCAAGGGTTTTACTGCTATTTCTTGGATATTAGTCTTGCTTCCGTTTATTATGGTCTTTTTTATGTTTTTGTTCGTGAAGGATGTTGCGCGTAAAGAAGGCATGGTGTATTAATAAAATAATGAAACCACTCGTTTTCTTATAAAATTTATAATTATATGAAACACTTTTTATATAATTATAGTATATAATGGCAAATTTTGATTTCAGCAAATATTGCACACCCGCACAACTATATTTGATATTAGGTGCGATTGGAATAATCATGGGTTTTTTAAAGAATTATGGTGTCTGGACGCTTCTTACAGAGGCGTTGTTCCTTGTCATTTGGGCCTGGGTATTGAACTGGTTATGTTCCAAAGGGTTTAAGGCGATTTCTTGGATATTAGTATTGCTTCCGTTTATTATGGGATTCTTTACGTATTTTGTCGTTAAGGATGTTGTGAGAGAAGGAGCAGACAAAAAAATTACCTCTTAAATGCAATCTCAAATAAATAATAAATATATTCATTCATTGCGTAAATATATTTATCATCAGGTAAAATTTCAAACAAATGTAATTTTCACATAAACACCACCTTTAGGGAATATATTGTACATATTCTTTTCGTCTATTACAGAGATTCCTTGATTATGGAGATAACAAGTCTGTGTCCTTTTGAATTGCACTTGTAGTGGAAAGGTTTGTTTTCCTAGTTTAAACAAGACACTTGGACTATCCAAGAGAGAAATTGTGAAGGGTGCGTTGATATTTACATGTAATGCGTTGTTCTCGTCTATATACATATTTTCTGGCAAGTCTGGAATACATTGTACAATAATATCACACCCGGATCCATCGAAATATACTTCGCTATGCCAAAGTGGAACTAAATATATTTTGCCGTCAATGTCCAGCTTATAAACATTATTCTCTAACAAGTCCTCGAGAGACGGATTTAATATATATATCTGGTCATTCTTGTATTTCTCCAATATTATCTCTCTTACACTTTGAATAGTATCTTGGTCTATGTGTAAAATATTGCGATGCTTTGAAATAAACGACAGCACCTCAATGGAGGTATCCTTGTTCATGTTTTCAAACAAACGCGTGGACAATTTTTTACATCCATTCATGACGATTTCCTTGATAATATCGCTCATATTTGGCGATTGAATAATGCTTTCTATAAATCTTTGCAACATGGTGATATAATCATCGCCTGCTTCACTTGCCGCATGGGTCTCGAAATCCTGCTGAGAATCCATATGCATTTGTAGATATTCATACGCATCATGTATCAATTTAAAATTTTCGGCGCTCTCTGCACTATTCCCATTTTTATCTGGATGGAATTGCAACGCCAATCGCCGATATTTGCGTTTTAACTCATCTGCAGTAATGGGTTCATTTTCATCAAACCCGATAATTTCTCTTGCAAGAGTCGAGTTCATAAAATAGTATGTAGAGAGAAAAGTGTCTAAATACTTGTTAGAGTTGTATTATTTTTTTGTTCATACCCATATACGACTTGTATAATGTAAGTGAAAAAATATTCTAGGTGGTAAATCGGACGATAATTATTGTTGTAATATTTGAAAAATTTGTACATATTCATCAACACATCACCAACGTTTTTTTGCGGGATTTTATTCGATGTTATCAAAGTTGTTACGATATACCATACACATTGATTAATGTCCAAGTTATATATCAAAATATCATATAACAAATCGCGAAACACTACTATTTTGAACTCTTCTTCAACATGAAGAATCACGTGCAATATTTTGTCGGTAATAATTTTATAGTGGTCCATTACAAGTTCATCTGAATGCAAATTTTTAATATTTGTGATTTCTGACAGGGGCAACTTCTTTCTTTTGGGCGTTGTCTGAATGCACTTATTATACGTGGATGCAGATGGGCGCGGAACATGAATGATTTCACAGCATTTGATTATATTGTCAGGTAAAAAACTAATATGCTCGCTGATGATAAAAAAGGTGATATTGAACGAGGTCATCAAATTATTCTGCATATAACTATAAAAATTATCAAGCAATTCGCTGTGTATGTCGTGAAAATTTTTACAGACAATAATCCCGTTTTTCTCTGGTTTGGCAGATATAATATCTATTATTTGCTGATAAATATCGTGCCACAATAATTTTGAATTGCAGCCTAGTATGGACATATCAATCTCATAATGGATATCGCTAATTTTGAAATAATAGACCTGCTTATTAAATACGATACTCAGTTTTTTCTCGTATTTTAATTCAGATGGGCTGTACTTTTTAATAGCGCGCAATACTTGTGTGTATTTTCCTACACCCGATGGCCCGTAAAAAATAACATTTTTCAATTGCTGAATTGAGTCGGGAAAGTTCTTTAAAAATACACTCTCAAGCTTGGGGTGCAAATTTATTTTTTGATTCGATACGATGTATTCTTCAAAATGGGATTCATAAAACTTCATATATAGTGATACTTTACTTGTTTAATTGTTTTTATATTTAAACTTAAAACTATTTCTATTTGGTACAATAAGGAAATTACATGAATATAATAAAGACGATAGACCAGTGTAACATGAATAGCATATATTTTTGCGAGCCAATCAAAAATAATGTAATCGTAAATGGGAGCTTTACCCGAATATTATATTCATCCGATATATTCACCATGAATGGCGTTTATTTAATGGTTCCATTAAACGATATAACCTTTGAAAAGTATTATCAAAAATATAAGTGCACGTTTAATAGCCATACCAATCTGAAAACAACGAATAAGATTTGTGAAATGGAATTTAATTTATTACAAAAAGCTGGAAGCGTGATTAAAAATAAGATCCCTCAATATAAGATTCAAGAACAATTTAAAAATTCGCATATTAAAATCGTTTCAGACAATATGCCGACGACAACTTCTGCGACTACCTTTTTATTGAAAATATCTGGAATTTGGGAAACAGAGACGCAATATGGAGTAACCTATAAATTTTCAGTTATTTCTTGAGGGTGTGGGCTGTGGGTCAGCGTATCTTATTTACATTGACTGAAATCCATCTGTAGTTGATGTAGCTAATTTCACAGCCATTAAGATTACAAAGATAAGATTCGATGTTCCGAGTAATGTCATGCTTCCAGTAAACCAATTCGAGGGAGCTATTCCCCATCTACGCGAGTATACCTTATTATTTAATGCTTCATATTCGGCATCTGGTTGGGGGTTAATTTTAACGTTTTGTTGTAACCAATATAAAGTACTACATACTTGGACGATGAGTATTCCAACAGATATTTTACTATAAGTATAATATTCTTTAGATGTATGTCTTGAAACGATCGTGTCAGTGTAACGTATAAATAAATAGATAGAATACGCTAAAGCGAACATCATCAGTAAGAATGGTAACAAGATTGTAAATTTACGGATGAACGACATGTTGATAAATCCGCTACCAACCCCTCTTTGGGCATTCCACATTCCGCCAATTAACGTACTTAATGCAATTAGTAATATAGTATATCCTGAAATATAAAGACTTTTTGACTGGATCGGTGAAAATAGTTGATAAAATATAAACCCGAGTATAATAAAGCTAGCAAACAAAAGTATCAAAACAAAGTATTTAATATAATCCGCCATCATATATTGATTCTGATATTTTATTGGCATTTATATATTAAAGATGTAAAAAAAATCTATGCTTAAAAATAAAATGTTTATTTATTATATTATGAGTCGGTTTAATACAAATAGTACGCATCCGCTAATTCCCAATGCTCAACAATATATGTTTGAACAAACTTATATATCAATTCATTCAGAAGACAGGAATATAGTGAAATATCCAAATGCAAGCGAATTTGAAATCGAATTGCCACAAGATTATCTTAATGTACAAGGGGCTAGACTCGCGTCAGGATATTTCCCATTTAAGTTGTATACGTTTTCTGAAGCAAAAAAAAATAATACCATCTCGTTTAAAATTACAGAGGCATATAATCCGATAGATCATGGTGCATTAGTTCCTTTACAACTCGCCATTTTTACCACGTTGTATGAATATATTGACAATTATACGATTGTTATAGAAGATGGATTTTATACCGCCGAGCAAATGGTAACAGAATTAACAAATCGTTTCAATCAAGCAGTTACAGATGTATTGTTGGGCAGTACTTCTACTCTGGATGCCGGACAAAAGGCGGCATACGAAGCCGCTGGAGGATATAAAGAATTTATAATAGTTTATAATAAGGTCTCTAGCAAGATATGGTTCGGGAATAAAAGCTCTGGTTTTGTATTGACCAACATAAATATTGCTAGATATGAGGAAGACAATTTTAAATGCACTGCTGCAAATATAGTTCCGGATTTTAGCAATTGGGGGTTGCCTGCGTATTTAGGATTTACACGATGCAATCAAGAATCAGTACAGATGATTAATAAGAGTGATGCTCGATTCTATTACGGAGATGTTAAACCGGGAGACGATGGATATTGGTTAGTTGCGGACCCATTATTGATCGGTTCAACCGCGTATTACATAGAGGCGCCTCTACAAGCAAATCTTGAACCGCCTGCATTTTTTTACATGGAAATCAAGTTTTTGAATTTTTGGGACGAAACGGCGCCGTATAATTATAGCACATTTACACAACAAACGAATCAAACTAATGGTATTGTGAAATCTGCCTTTGCAAAAATTCCATACAATACTATAAATAATATTATTGATACACAAGGAGCATCGTCGTGCTATTACAAAATTTATAATCCACCGATGGAGCGTTTTCGTAAATTGAGTATTAAACTGCGCAATCACGATGGGTCTTTTGTGGATTTTCAAAATGCAAACTATACTTTTTCACTAGAACTTACATTGTTCCGTCCTCAGAATCTCAAAGCATATAACATGTATATTCCCGAATCAATTCAGAATTGTATATAAGGAAATCATATTATAAAAATAATAAATTATATGTTATTATTTTTGTATTATTTGTGTGACAATAAACTGGTTTTATGCAAATTCTGGATTCCATCCATTATGGCCACCTAAAAACTTTTCTACAAATTCATCCGTTTTCCTTGGATAATTATATGTTGCGTGTTCAAAATCTATGATCCACATCTTGTTGTCGTTTTCTATGAAATTGTATCCAGTTATATCGATATACAATATATCGTGGTCATACAAGATTTGGATCATGTTTCGTATTTTAGCAAATAGCTCATCGTCAATGTTTTCTGCGGTTTCTCCATAATAATCCGATACACTCATCGTGCCTACTCTGACCATTTTCATTTGCTTGGTGTTTTTATCATAGCTTTTTATCTTTGGTACGTTTACTATCTTTAAATTATACACGTATTTATGTATTTTATATTCACTAAGAGAAACGTTCTCTTTTGTGTAGTATACGTCTTCATCCTTTAACATTGCTGGACACATCCTTTGTATATAATACTATATGAATAATTATCCATAATTCCGTTTCAATTATAAATTAGTATCCGTTGCTCATATGTTGTACGTATCGTGAATCCATTGTCGTATGATGGATATCTCGCATTCGGCATAATCCAGCGTGCAATCCTTGAGCGTTAAAAATTGCGGCTTTCGCATCTTGGCTGTCTTGTAAAAAATATAATTGCCGCGCTTTCCGGTTCGTATCGACATGTCGTCGTTTATTTTGCGTATGACATTGCCCGATTTTTGCAATACTTCCACCACGTCGTCATAATTAATATTTTCTATTGGGCGATTGCCAAAGCACTTCAGCGAATGGGTTTCGGTTCCCCATGCAGCATAAATCCCAAACTTGCCTCTCTTCAAAAATATATCATGTCCTTCATACTGCCCCAAACTAAGGTCCGTGGTTGCACTTGCAGTTGCGTTTGGCGTAGAGAGAATATCTTCCAAACTATATTCTCCGCGTTCTAACTTATGCACATCAATATTGTCCTTTACTGATTTAAAGGTCGTTTCGTTTGTAGCCTTGCTGGTGCATTTGATAACGGGACCATTTTTTCCGATGATATAACTATGTTTGTCGTCAATTTTGTATTCGACCTTGCCAAGTCCGTTCCCCGACCCGGTTTCGTTACGGGTTCCTTTTCCATTTGGTGTAGCCAGCTGGTATGTTAATTCTTCTATTTGCCCCAAACATTCCTTGCATATATTTTGCCATACCACATTTGATCCACTCGCAATCGTATCCAGTGCGTCCTCCATTTTTTTGGTATAATTATAGTCAAATAAGGGAGAAAAGTATTTTTCAAGGAAATCTATAACTATGACTCCCAACGGCTGGATGACCAGCTTGCCATGTTCATTGCCAAATTCTCTCTTGGTCTCTATTTCAAAAATCTCGTCCCCTTCTAGTTCAAAGTCCTTGCACACGATTGACTTGCCTACTACGTTTTGCTTTTTTACGTACTCGCGCTCTTGAATCTTTTCTACAAGCATGGAAAAGGTAGATGGACGCCCAATACCCTTCTCTTCCAACAAGAGCACGAGCTTGGCTTCTGTATAGTGTTGTTTGGTATCCTTCATGGTTAGCTTGGACTGAATCTTTGCATATTTTACATTTGGATTTTGATGATTAGAGAGAACGTTATAATTTCTCTCTTCTTCCTCGCGCGACTGCGGTCGGTTATTTACCGCCATCCAACCCAAAAAAGATAGCTTCTCGCTTGTATGTGTATATTGAGACTTCATGGGAGCCTGAATCGTCGCCTTGATAGAATAGAATTCGGCTGGAGACATACAAGACTCCAATGTGGTTTCCCAAATCAGCTTGTACATTCGTTGTTCTTTCGAACTGAACTTGTCTGGTAGCTTTGCGAGAGAAATGTCTGTGGGTCGAATGGCCTCGTGGGGCTTTTCAGCAGTGACACCCTCCGCCGAAGGCGGTTTTTCTCTCTTGAGAATATGTGACTCATCATAATGTGTAATAATATATTTCTGTACTTGATTCAAAAAGTCCGCACAATAGGTCTGGCTTTCTGTTCGCATATAGGTAATATATCCTGCCTCGTACAAAGCCTGACATAGCTTCATAGATTCCTTGGGAGAGATGTGCAATTCGTTACTGGAAGCCTGCTGCAACCTAGACGTGTTTAGAGGCGTCGGTGGTTGCTTATATATCTTGGAAGGTTGTGTGCAAGTGAATGTGTGAGAGAAAGAAGCACACGCGTCCAAGAATTCAATCATTTCGTCCTCGGTTTCATGATGCTTATTCAAATCAAATGAGATGGCTTTTGCAAATTGAAAAAAGCCCGATGTGTTGTATATCTTCTTCCCTGGACTGCGTTCTATTTCTTGTTGATTGTCATAAATTAATTTCAATGCAGGAGATTGGCAACGGCCTGCAGAGAGAGACTGGTGGGAGATGTGCTTCCATAAAAGCGGAGATATTTTGAATCCAACAAGTAAGTCTAAGATTTGCCGTGCCTGTTGAGCATACACTATGTTCATATTAATGCGCGTTGGATTCCGTATGGCATGTTGCAGAGCCGTTTCGGTAATTTCGTGAAATATAATACGTTTTGTTAGTGCGGGATTTAGGTCAAATATCATGCATATATGCCAGGCAATCGCCTCGCCTTCTCGGTCATCATCCGTCGCCAAGACGACGTCGCCTGCCAAGGCAATTTCTTTTTTGAGGAGTGAAACCTGCTTCACTTTGCTCTCTGAAATCGAATATGTTGGCTTAAAATCATTTGCAAAGTCGATGTTGTTGAGAGAAGGCAGCTCACGCAAATGGCCAAAACTTGCAACACACTTGTATCCTGGACCCAAATATTCTTCTATTTTTTTGCATTTAGACGGCGATTCAACGATAACCAACGTTGTTGTTGGTTTTGTTGAGGCGATACGTTTATTTACCATATATAATATTTAATAATACTTATGATATATGTTTAAGCTTTTTTCATGTGCTTGAATTGTTTCCAGGAAATTTCGACGGGATCTTCTCTAACAACGACAGGAGTATTTGCGTCTGCATGTTCCTTGTCCAACTTTTCCGCCTTTTTGAGAGCACTATCTACATAAATTTTCTTTAATAGCGTACCCACCATAAATGACCCTTCGTGCTGGTCAACGAGGCCATCCTCAATTTGCTTTAGCACATCTAAAAATTGATATAAAATCCCCATGTCAATTTCATCCTTGCGTATTTTATTATACAAGTCGGTGTAATAATTGAACAAGAAACTGCACTCAATCATGCACTCCATGTGCAATTTGTCTTGGTCGTTGGCGTATTTTTTCTTCAAATCCAAAAGAGTTGCAATATTCTTTTTAAATATGTCGCTATGCTTTAGCTCACGAATGAGATCGGTCTGGTCCTCGGCGTTATTTGCCTTGATCATATTTTGCAATTGCAGGCGCGTCTTATCATCCATTTGTACTGGTTCCATATTTATTAAATAAGTATGTTATTTTTATATCTGTTATTTTGCAAATTCTAATTTAAATTCTAAATATAGATTAATGAGTGGGACGTCACAAAATGTATCTAGTTTAACTCTCGATCCGAACTTTACTATTGACCCTAAAATCCCTCAAAGTACTCAAGCTTCTGTTGCGCAAATAAATGATGCAACCAAGGCACAAGTAGCTTTGATTAATGCAACAACCACTGGAGGTCGTCGCAGAAAACGCAGAAGAAGTCGTCGGTCTTACAAAGGTGGAGTGGGGGGGGTGGGAGCTGCAACTATACCAGGAGACTCTACTACTATAGTTGTTGCTCCTTTACCTCTTGGTGCGGATACGGCCAATGCTCAAGCAAATAACGTTGCAGCCGCCACATTGTTTGCAGATGCAGTAAGTGCATCAAAATACGATAGCGCTGTTACACCTCCAAAAGTCGGAGGTAAGAGGCGTCGCCGCACCCGTCGTTTATCAATGAAGCGAACACGCAGAAGAAGCAGAAGCACAAGAAGCAAGAAATATAGAAAAATGATGAAAGGAAAAAAATCAAGAAGGACAAGAAGAAGGTAAACACGTCAAATTATGTATTTTTTTTCAAGAAATATATAATAATAATATAAAGTATGCCGAAAGGAAGTGCATGGATAAATTTTATATATATTAATCTTGCATTTGTATTACAAATATTTGCCATGTATTATTTTACAAAAATAAAAGAAATTAAGGATAACTGGCCGAAGTATCGGTGTAATCCCATGTACATGCCATTATCGGATGACATTTCAAGTGATTTTATATATTGTGTGCAAAATATGCAAACCAATTTTATGTCATATCTATTGCAACCGATTAATTATATATTATCTGGATTATCTAGTATTTCTGGAAGTCTTGTAGGCGATATTTCTAATATTCGTAACATGTTCAGTTATATAAGAGACCAAATTTCAGGTATAGTTGGAGGCATTTTTGGTGTATTTTCAAATATTGTCATTGAATTTCAGCGTATAACATTGGCGATTAAAGATGTTGTGGGCAAAATAATGGGCATCACATTGGCGTTGATGTATATGGTGGATGGGTCGATGAAATCCGTTAGAAGCATGTGGGCTGGACCTCCTGGTGTCTTGGTTCGCGCGGTTTGTTTCTTGCCTACTACCAAATTAAAATTACAAGACGGCACCATTAAAAAAATGAAGGACATGGGTTTAGGCGATATATTGGAAAATGGCAGCAAGGTTCAATCTGTCATGAAGATTGACAATTATGCAAATGAAGTATATTATAAGTTCCCTAAGAAAGGTGTCGATGGCGAAAATATTTATGTGACTGGTTCGCATCTTGTAGAAGACGCTGATGGTAAATTTATCCAAGTGAAGAATCATCCGGATGCAGTAATTGCTAAAAATAAAAAGGTGAAGTGGTTTAGTTGCTTAATTACGGATGACCATAAAATGAAGGTTGGTGATATGATGTTTTGGGATTGGGAGGATGACGAACATTACAAAAATAAATTTTAAGGGTGTATAATTTTTATTAACATATTATAGATTTTCTATATCTATAATATGGCGGATGTTTATAATTTTGACTATATGAATAGCGATGAATATGAAAAAGAATTACAAAAAAAGAATCATACTTTTGTGCCACTAGGTTCAAAAAAAAACAAGGCGAACGCTATCAGAGTTTCACCCATTGCAGTAGTAAAATCCGAACAACCCAAAAATATAGGGAAGCCACCACTACCCGTACAATCTAGAAGGGCAAATGCATCGCCTTCAACGATGACTGCTATGTATGGAATACGAGGCACGTCGCCCATAGTAACATACGACCGCGATTTAGGCCGTCCATTTAGTCCGATTGAGGTGAACACTAGTTTGGGTTTCGATCGTGGTTCCAATAATATATTTAAACCAATTGCGCAGAGGCCGGCGCAGGTATTCAATGAATCTTCAATAACTACAAATAGAGGTTCTCCTACTACATATATGGACTACAAAAGGTCATTGGCAACCGATGTAACAGACGACGATGATTGGGGATTTTACGATAAACGTTTCAGGGGTGGCAAGAAGCGAACTCGCAAGGTACGCTCACGTTCTACACGAAAAAAACGCGCTAAAAGGTCGTATTCGCGACGATATCGTGGTAGAAAGACTCGTTAAAAACAAATATTGTCATATTTAGGAAGTCATTAATCCTGCCGATGTAAATATCAAACGAGCATATTATTTGATATTTATAGTTTAATGACTGGTTCTTTTATTATTAACATATTATATGGATAAACCTATTCTAGAAAGTGCAAGAAAAATAAAACATTTATATAAGAATTTATCATATTTTGACCAATATGGAACATCAATAATAATATGCATTGTATTATTAACCATTTTATTCTGGATTCATGGTTATTATACCATTATGACAAATGTTCAACCAATAAAAGACAATTGGCTTAAATATAGATGCAACCCCAAAGTAATACCCTTTGCTGGGCTGATTAATAAGCCGGATGATAAAACGGCTACTCAATTTACGCAAGACAATTTCACACAATGTGTTCAGGATATGCTTAAACCCATTACAAAACGGGCAGTGAGTCCGTTTGACTATATGACAAGTTCATTCTTAAAAGTGTTTCAGGTAATTTTACAAGCGGTTAAACAAATAAGAGAATTGTCAAACTCGGTAAGAGAGAAGTTGGCGGTAATAGTAAAAGATATCATGGGTCGGTTGATAAACTTCTTGGTTCCATTCCAGCAAATAATAATTGCATTTAAGGACACCATGGCAAAAGTTGTTGGAATTATGCAAGCTAGTATAAATACTTGTGTGGGTTCTATATTTGCAATGAAATCTGTTCTGGGCGTAATAGTTACTAGCGCGATACAGGTGCTGTTAATTATGGTTGCAGTATTGATTGCACTTATTATTATCATGGTTATAGTATTCTTTTTCTGGCCACCTTTATTTTTCTATGTCGCTGCGCTTGTAGGGACATATACATCTTTTTATCTTACAATAGTTGGTCTATTATTGTTTATAATTTCCTTTTTGCAAATTAATTTAGGGATTCAGCAAGAGGGTGTTATTCCTGGGTTACCTGATGTACCGCGTTTGTGTTTTGATAAAGAGACACCTGTAGTATTGCTTAACAAGACAACCAAACCATTTTGCGAGGTATGTGTAGGAGACGTCTTAAGCGACGGCGGCATAGTAACGGCTACATTAATATTGGATGCGCGAGGAGTAAAAATGTATGACTTGAATGGGGTTATAGTAAGTGCAAAACATGCCGTAAAGTATAATAACAAATGGGTCTTTGTGTGCGATCATCCGCAAGCAAAGCTACTAGAATGCTACAATGAACCGCATATTTATTGCATGAATACCACGACAAAACAATTCACGATAAAGGATACACTCTTTGTTGACTGGGATGAAATATATGACGATGTGAAAGATGTTTTAGACAAGAAATATGAAAATGAGCACGGAATGATTCCAACGTCGTTGGATTATATACACGAATATTATGATGGAGGGTTCGAGGAGGATGTTGAAATTCTCTTGGAATCGGGCGACACTATGCCAATTAATAAAATGCGTGTTTGCCTTAGACTTCCGGATGGAGTCGTTGTACGTGGTATAGTGAAAATTGATAAAACACGGATTAAAAATACGGCAAATATATACAAAAATATAGAGAAACCAAATAATTTAGCAAAAAACACGGATTTCGTATATCATTTATTGACAAATAAAGGGTATTTTTATGTTGGTGGAAAGAAGGTGAGTGATTATAACGATTACGTCGATTCGCGTATTTAGAACAAACACGATTAAAATTATTATCTATTAAATATGTATAACATGGAAATATCTGTAGGAGGAATAAAATTTAGGTTAGAAATCATTATTGCGATAGGTATAATATTATTTTTAATATTTGGAAACACCTGTATGTCTTGCTCTAGCAGTATACCTGGTAAAATGGCATCCAGTTTAGGATATTCCAATGTAGAAGGATTCTTTGGTGCTAGTTCAAATAATGGAGAATCTGCCATGTATAGCTTGGACCACAACACTCCTGTAAATACGGACAATTGGTTTAGCCCCAATTTGGTCGTTACTCCTGGGCAACCATTGCCCCCTGGTGTTGCGAATATATTAAACCGCGCTCCCCAACAAATCCCCTTGCCTGAGGGTCAATTGTCTATGTTTGCAAACACGCCGTTTAAACCTGAGTGCTGCCCGAATGCATATTCCAACGGCAGCGGTTGTGCTTGCATGACTACCAATCAATATAACTACTTGATTTCCCGTGGTGGAAACAATGTACCTTACTCTGAATACTAAATTGTTATTGGTTGATTAAAATATAATATCATTTAATTTTTGATATTATATATTTGTTATGTTTTGATGTGTAGAAAACAATTTACATAGCCTTCGGTTTAACTTCGGTGGTAATACCATCCAAAGTAGTTTTAAACGTCATTAATGCACTATCAATTGCAGGTTGCTCGGGTTTATTTTGCATCGAGCTCTTTAATGCATTGAACGCATCCTCAATCTTAGAGACATCATCTGCAGTGCAAAATCCCTCTGCGTGAGCGGCATTAGAGACTATGTCCATTGCAAAGAAAAAAGTAAAAAAGAAGAGAATAAACGGAAGCAAGACTAATATCCAAGAAATTGCCTTAAGCCCCTTTGAACACAACCAGTTCAAAATCCATCCCCAAAGTAAAACAAAAATACCATTCATGACCAAAGTCATTACTTTGAAATCATTGAAAAAAGCAGTGAGTAAACTGATTCCTGCTAAAATCAAATATAATTGCGCGGGTGTGCAAAAACGACTAAAATCCGTTGCTGCCATTATATAATAGATTAATACAATTATTTTTTATTTTTTGGTTGTTTTTTTAAATATTTTGATACGCGAAGTGCTTAAACATACATTCCGCGAAACGATGTGTTATCCTCTTTTTCTTTTGTTATCAGCTTGTCAACAATGTCGGTTGTTACCTTGAACGGAAACTCGACCTTCAGCGTCATGCTCTCTTCAAACAGATTGGTGCCAGGCTTCATTAATCTGTAAAGGTTCAACTTGGTATAGATGATTTCTAGACATCTCTTCATATTTCTAACGCCGTCCTCTTTATTGCAATGATTTTCCATAATGTAATGCAATGTTTCATCAGGAATAATAATTTCGCTCTCGCTAAACTTTACTTGCTCACGAATCTTCGGCAGGAGATGGTTATTGGAAATAATGGTCTTCTGCTTCTTATCGTATCCCTTGGTATGAATTCTATACATTCTGTCGCGCAAGATGGGATTCACTTTTGATTCGTCGTTATAACTAAAGATGAACAGGCACTTGCTCAAATCAAAATCGACCTCTGCAAAATACTTGTCGTGGTACTGGCTATTCTGTGACGTGTCTGTCAAGTGGGTCAGAATGCCCGCAATCTCCTCGCCCTTTGGCGTATCGCTGATTTTATCAAGCTCGTCAAAATAGATCACTGGGTTCATGCACTTGCTATCCACTAGAATTTGCACTATCTTGCCCCAAGTGCTGCCCTCGTAAGTGTATGAGTGTCCCTCCAAGAAACTACTATCTGTTGCACCACCGAGCGCGATGAACGCAAAGGGTCTGTTGAGGATTTTACTAATTCCCTCCTTGACAAGTGTTGTCTTACCAGTTCCCATTGGGCCTTGAATTGCAATGGCTGTTCCGATACTTGACGGATTTGTAATCAGCTGACCCATCATTTGCATGATTTGCATCTTTGCATCGTTAAGACCATATACTGCCGCGTCGAGCGTCTTCTTGGCGTTCTCCATGAAATCATGGCAATGCTCAACTCCATTGTCAATATTAATGGGCAACGTCTTGTACTTTCCAAACGGAATGCGCATGAAAGTATCCACCCAATTCTTGATTTTGTAGTATTCGCCTGAACCTGGCTCCATATATCGCAGCGAATTAATCTTTTTCATGGCCGCGCCTTTAAATAACACTGGCATGTCTGATTCAAGCAACGTAAGACGATATGGCTTCTCAATGCGCGTGATCTTGTTGATTTCGCGAAGCTCCTTGATAATCTTCTTTTGTTCTTCAACCTGCAACTTGTTAAAGAATTCAAAATCGTTCATCGTATTCTTGTCCTTTACGATCTTGCGGAAGATTCGCGTGTTTTTAGCTTGGCGTTTCACGTTCTTTTTCTCCTCCTTCTTTTCAATCTTTTTAATGTTTTGTTCGCATATCTTAAGACATTCCTTTGCCATGGCATTGCTTTTGTTCTTTTCATAAAGCTCTTTCATCTGGTTCATGAATTCAGTGCTATTGCTTGAAGGTTCGGCAGCAGGAGCAGTGTCAATCACAGAACCCTCCTTATGAACTGCGCCAGATTTCTTACCTTGTTTGGCATTCTTTTTGGTTTTAATAACGATATTTTCCTCTTCCTCCTCTTCCTCCTCATCTTCGTCTTCAGTATCGGAATCAGAGACATCTTCATCTTCGTCTTCGGTTTCTTCCATATAATCCGAATCATCCTCGTCCTCATCATAATCTTCCCACTCGCCCTCCTCATCATCTTCGTACTCGCCGCCACCATTACCAATAGTAAAGATGATGTTAAAGTTCTTTGCACTCTTGGATGTGGGAGAGTCGTCATCCTCCTCTTCATCATCATCCTCCTCCTCGTCATCTGCGTCATCATCCTCCTCGTCAGACTCACTCTCAACTACCTGCTTCTTTTTACTTACCTTCTTTTTCTTGGAATCCTTTTTACGTGGGCGCTTTTCCACCTCTTCCTCCTCCTCGTCATCCTCCTCTTCGCCCTCTTCCAACTCCTGAATCTTTTTCTTCAATCTTGTTCCAGCCGCAATCTTCTTGTCAAGGTGCTTAGATGGGAATATCTTACTTAAAAACTTTCTGTATTCAGTCTCGTCCATCTCATCCTCATCCTCGTCATCGTTTGACCCGTTATCCCCCTCGCTGTCAGAACTTTCCACCTTCTTTTTCTTTTGGACGGGCTCCTTCACCTTCTTAGTATTAGTACGCTTGATTTGAATCTCTCTCGCCATGATTATTATCTATATATACAAATAATAATCGTATTTCTAAATCATTTTTTTTTGAGAATGTGGGTAACTTAGTTGGATAACCCACAATTATTTTGTATAACTCGAATACAATATATAAGCCAAGAACAATCCGAAAAAGTTCTTTGCAAACAAGTCTAAAATATTATATGATACGTTCTTTAATTTGTAGGATAAACATGCGGCGACTCCATATAATCCCCAAACAACAACAAAATACCAAAACATCGTGGTGCCTAAATCAGTATATTTTGCAAAATTTTCATAAATAATATAGAACATGATGAAAAAGGGGATAAAACCTCCAAATACGGATGTAAACAAGGATAATTTCTTGAGTTCCCCTAAATATCCAAATATGAGCATTGCCGCGTTCAATAAAACTATGGTCGAATATGTCTTGAGGTTGTCGCTTATAATGCTTGTAAATGATGGCATATCGGTAACACCACTTTCCTTGAACTTTAAATAAATTAAAAAAGTTGAAAATGTAATTAACATGGTCGGCGTAGTAATGAACCAGTCCCAATATCGGTGAAGTGTAATGTTTGTGGCGCTAGATATCGCGAATACGAGCCACACATAAAAGGACCCCTCTACTAATTGAACCATTAATTCAACTAAAAGTAGGTCGTGCAACAATTTAAGATCTGGTGTTATTGTGGGTAAAGTTAGAACATAGTAGTCAATCGCAGCAGTAATTATTTGTACAAACAAGGAGAGTCCTGCAGTATATTGTATTAGCCCCATTTATAGTATAGGTATAAATTATTTGCGGGATTTGCGTGATTTACGTGATTTACGTGATTTGCGGGATTTGCGGGATTTACGTGATTTGCGTCGGCGTCTTTTTCCACCCCCCAAGACCAGATTGTCAATTCCATCGACAAGGGCATTCACGTCTCCGTCATATCCTACTTGTATACGGCCCTCGCGTACCAACTTTTCTGCCAACGGAATTCCGTCTGCAAGCCTGTTTAAGGTAATAACGCCTGCACCGGCTGCAGCTCCAGGAGCAGAATTTATTTCTTTAAACCACACAACCATGTTATTTCTAAGTTTTTTCCCCATCTTATATCCTTCAGGTGCAGATTCACCATCAGGTTTATATTGCACGTCATAAATCTTTTTCGGCATTATATATTAATCAAATAATTAAAATAAAAATTGATCGGAAAGAATCTAAATATATTAATGTATTATAAGGAGATGTCCAAGATGGAAACGCAACATACTAGTTCAAAGATTATTGGCATCCAGTTTAGTATATTATCGCCAGATGAGATTCGTAAAGGCTCCGTTGCAGAGATTACGAGTCGCGATACATATATTAACAACAAGCCAGTGATCGGTGGGCTCTTTGACCCTCGCATGGGTGTGCTTGAGCCAGGCCTCATTTGTCCAACGGACGGGTTAGATTATATGCAAACCCCCGGATATTTTGGACATATTGAGTTGGCTAGGCCCGTCTTTTACATACAATATTTAAGCACCATACAAAAAATTTTGCGTTGCGTATGTTTCAAATGCAGTAAGTTGCTCATCAGTAAGGAAAAATACAAACAAGCTTTAAAGTTGGTTGGCGATGCGCGATGGAAGTATGTATTTCCTTTAGCGAGCAAGGTGAAGCGCTGTGGTGAAGATACTGAAGATGGATGCGGTTGCCTACAACCTGGAAAGATTCGCAAAGAAGGTCTCGCAAGCATTATTGCTGAGTGGGAAAATACTGGCGAAGGCGAAGATAAACAAAATATCGTTATTAAGCTGACTCCAGAAATTGTACTGAAGATTTTCAAGCGCATCTCGGATGAGGATGTCACCTTCATGGGGTTCAGCCCATTGTGGTCGCGTCCAGATTGGATGGTTTGTCAGGTCATGGCGGTTCCCCCACCCGCAGTCCGGCCTTCTGTCAAGCACGACGCACAGCAACGCAGCGAGGACGATTTGAGTCACATCTTGGTTAATATCATCAAAACAAACAAAACACTTCAAGAAAAAATCCAAAGCAACGCGCCCGTAATCGACGATTGGACGACGCTTCTGCAATACTATGTCGCCTGCATCGTCGATAACAAGATTCCTGGTGGCGAGTGCTGCACACGTTCAGGCAGACCACTCAAGTCAATCAAGGATAGATTGAATGGCAAGGGTGGGCGAATGAGAGGCAATCTTATGGCAAAACGTGTGGACTTTAGTGCCCGTTCTGTTATTACTGCTGACCCCAACATCTCCATTCGCGAGTTGGGCATTCCGATGAAGATCGCCAAAAATATCACCAAGCCAGTCGTTGTTAATAAAATCAACAAGGCATTCTTGACCAAACTTGTTCTCAATGGACCTCTAGTCCATCCTGGAGCAAAGATTCTCGAGAAGAAGAATGGTGAGTCCATTACATTGCGATATGTTGATAGAGAGTCACTCGTTTTGGAAGAGGGGGATATCGTACATCGTCATATGATGGACGGCGACCCTGTGCTGTTTAATCGTCAGCCTACGTTGCACAGAATGAGTATGATGTGTCATATTGCGCGAATTATGAAGCGTGGTGACACATTTAGGATGAATGTCGCCGATAAACTTTGTGTTGGCAACAGGGGGCGTTAAAAACGTGTTACCCCCTAATGAATCCACCTTTTCGAAAGGTGTATTTGTGAAATACCTTGTTGCGGGAAGTCCCTTAGAGCCTATCTAGTCTAATAAACTAGAGAACCACTACCAAGTCCATATTGGGAAACCAATGGATGGCCGAGATTAGAACTCGGGTATGGTAATAATGTGGAGGATTGGGTAATCCGCAGTGTTACTTCCTAATGTCGTTTAGTAGACTATGGAAGGCATTCAGAGACTGAACGGGTGTTGGTGAACGATGAAGGAGTAGCTATCCTGAGTTTGCTTAAGATACAGTCCAACCCTACTGGAAACTTTAGGGACCGGCATGAGAGCATATATGCTCTTAAGTAATTGACAAAACCATACAATGCCGATTTTGATGGGGATAAATCTTGTCCCAAACAGGTGGCTGCCTGCTAGGTTGTAGATAAAACCTAGCGGGGAAAACATTGTAATATCTACTAGCATGTGTATGAGCAAAGATACATGAGCTAATATAACCACCTAGTCATTCCTTAAATGGTATAAATAAATATCTCGTAATATTAGTATGATACTAGACAAACATGAAAATGATAAAGTTGTTGGCGAAATCTACAAAATAACCAACAATGCAAATGAAAAGATTTATATAGGACAAACACGTAGTCACAGATTGAACCATGGTAAATATAGACCATTTGGATACTTAGGAAGACTCAAAGACCATATACATGAAGCAAATTCAAGTAAAAAGACTCAATGTAGTTATTTGAATTCTGCTATAAGAAAATATGGTGAAGAGAACTTTACTTGCGAGAAAATTCACACATGTTTAGTGAGTGAATTAGACGACCAAGAAAAGTATTTCATAACTAAATTTGATTCTAAGTTTCCCAATGGTTATAATTTAACTGATGGCGGTAAGGGCTTTACACATGTTAAGGGCGAGTATACTTGGAGAACAAGTATTCCACCTCAGCAAAAGTCATTACCACAACCAAAAAGTGACTACACCAAAAAGTTGATATCTGAGAGGTTAAAGACATTTTATGATGATGCAAGTCATCGTGAAAACCGGTCAAAACTAACACAGAAACAACATTTGTCTAAAAAATATGAACTTTTCAAAAACGTAATTATTGATGATAATCAAATAGATAGCTATATTCGTGTTGTTAGAAATAATACCAATAACAGCGAATATGTGCGCATTGTCATTAATAAAATACGAGCAACGTTTGTAGGTAAAAGTGATACAACAGAAGTATTAAAAAATAGAGCGAGACAATTTATACTAAATTTACAGGAATGGCAACGTAACCAAATTGCGGGAAACCCCTTAGAGCCTCTTGCTACCACCTCATAGTAGAAATATTATGAGGGAACTCGGTTAACTGCCGAACACAATGGTAAAAACGCAAGAGGATTGGGCAATCCGCAGCCAAGCTCCTAAGTCCGTTATGATAGGATATGGAGAAGGTTCAGAGACTAGATGGTCGCGGGTCTTATATGATGGTCTAATCAACCTGATAAGGCACAAGGTATAGTCCGGCTTCTATGGAAACATAGAAGATTTCGGAGATGAATTTGCATATGCCGCAAGATGCGGAGGCGGAATCGGAGCTGCGAAATTTGGCGGCGGTTCCTTACCAAATAATTAGTCCAGCCAATAACAAGCCAATCATTGGTATATTCCAGGACTCAATGCTTGGTTGCTATCGTTTTACAAGAGAAAACGTAAACTTTACCCCACGCGAAGCCATGAACCTGCTCATGATGTTTCAGCGGGTAAATGACGCGGAGTTATTGGCAAAGGGAGGTGTCATATCCAGTTTTGACTTGCTATCCCAAATCATGCCTCCGTTGTCGCTAAAATACAAAAACAAGGCGTTCCAAGACGGAAAGGACGATATAACCAAGTCCAATAATGTCTTGGAAATAAAAAATGGGCAATATATTCGTGGCCAACTAGACAAGGACGTGCTAGGCGGCGGCACCAAGGGACTAATCCACCGCACATGCAATGATTTCGGCAACATGAATGCAGCTGCGTTTATTGACGACTTACAGAATATTGTCACGGAATACATGAAGTCAAGCTCGTTCAGCGTAGGAATCAGCGATTTGATTTCTGATGCGAAAACGAATAATGCAATCGTTGAGGTTATTACCAAGAAAAAGACGGACGTGAAAAACCTGATTGATCAAACTCAGCTGGGCGTATTTGAGAACAATACCGGCAAGAGCAACGTGGAGGAATTTGAGACGCAAGTCAATAATATCCTGAATAAGGCATCCTCTGAGGCAGGCAATATTGGTCTTGAGAGCTTGAGCAAGGACAACCGATTTGTTGTAATGGTAAATGCAGGGTCAAAGGGCAATGATCTCAACATCTCCCAAATGATTTCCTGCTTGGGCCAACAGAACGTGGATGGAAAGCGTATTCCATATGGATTTGACCAACGCACGCTGCCTCATTATGCCAAGTACGACGACTCACCAGGCGCACGTGGATTTGTAGAGAATTCCTACATCAACGGCCTTACCCCACAAGAGTTGTTCTTTCATGCAATGGGTGGTCGTGTTGGTTTAATTGATACTGCGGTCAAGACATCTACTACGGGATATATTCAGCGACGATTGATTAAAGGTCTTGAAGATTTGATGGTTAGTTATGACATGACCATTCGCACTAATAAAAATAAAATAGTGCAATTCAGCTATGGTGAAGATTCTATTGATACCATCAAGGTAGAAAACCAAACGTTGCCGATTGTGACTATGAGCATTCAGGATATCTATGCTCACTATGCGCTACCAGAGGAGACTGCCAAATCAAAGGAATTATCCCAAATGTTTCTCAAACCCACCATGACGCGTTACAAGAAACAAAAGGATGCGATGCTTGAAAAGTGCAAGTACTATACGGATTATATGATTAATATCCGCGCGAATATCATCAAGTATGTGTTTAAGAACAAGGGGGACAACGTAGTGAATTGCCCGGTCGCCTTTGCATATATTATTAGCAATATTCAAGGACAACAAGGCATCAATAGCAACTCCATGGTGGATATTACGCCATTGGAAGCCTTCGGTATGATTGAAAAGACGTACGAACTCTTGGAAAAGAACCACTATGTAAAGCCAACTGAGTTGTTCAAGACGATGTTCTTCTACTACTTATCGCCGAAAGACTTGTTGTTTGTAAAGCGTTTCAATCAGACCGCGCTAGTAGTATTGTTGGATACTATCGTTCTTACGTACAAGCGGTCGGTTGTCGCGCCAGGTGAAATGGTGGGTATGATTTCAGGTCAATCTATTGGTGAGACCAGCACCCAGATGACCCTCAACACATTCCATTTTGCAGGTGTTGCAGCCAAGTCAAATGTCACTCGTGGTGTGCCAAGAATCGAAGAAATCCTGTCATTGTCTAGCGAACCAAAAAATCCGTCTATGACCATTTATTTGAAGAAGGAGGATGAGACTGACCGCGAGAAGGCGCAAGTAATCATGAACATGTTGGAACACACCAAGTTGATAGAAATCGTCGGCTCAGTTGAGATTTGTTTTGACCCTGACAATCTAACTACGTTGATTCATGCCGACCAATCTACGTTGGAACAATATCGCGCCTTTGAAAATATGATGGACGAATGTGCAAATATTGATGCGACGACTAGTGAGGAAGACGCTGCTAATCAAAAATCAAAATGGATTCTTCGCATGGAGATGGATGCAACCACCATGTTGGAAAAGAACATTACGATGGATGATGTGAATTTCACGCTGACAAATTGCTATGGCGACGATGTTTCATGTGTGTATTCGGATTATAATGCAGACAAGCTTGTCTTCCGTATTCGTATGAACAACATCATGAAGCAGTCTGGCACACGCAATGCAGGTAAGAAGAATCTAAACCCGTTGGACCAATCTGACCAGATTTACCTCTTGAAGAATTTCCAAGACCAGTTGCTCAACAATGTTGTTTTGCGAGGCGTCAAGAGACTAGACAAGGTCATTTTGCGTAAGATTAAGAACAATGTTGTTGAGGAAAGCGGCACGTACAAGAAGCGTGATATGTGGGTGCTGGATACAGTAGGCACGAATATGATGGACGTCTTGGCGTTGGAGTACATTGACGCGTCTAGGTGCTTTAGCAATGATATAGTTGAGATATATAACGTGTTGGGCATTGAAGCTGCACGTCAGGCGATTTATAATGAATTGGTTGATGTGATTGAGTTTGACGGCACGTATATTAATTATCACCATTTCAGTATTCTTTGCGACAGAATGACCTTCACAAATAAAATGATCTCGATATTTAGGCATGGAATCAACAATGACAATATTGGACCAATTGCCAAAGCGTCATTTGAAGAAACACCTGAGATGTTCTTGAAGGCGGCTAAGCACGGCGAGCTAGATACATTCCGCGGTGTTTCTGCAAACGTAATGTGTGGCCAAGAGGGGTATTTCGGTACAGGTGCGTTCCAAGTTGTGTTGGACATGGAAGAAATGACCAAGCTAGACGAGATTATTCGGTACGAGAATCCAGAAGGAGTGGAAGAGGTGAATGAGTCGATTGATAAAGCGTTTGGAGGTAGATCGGAAGAGC